GCGAGCGTTTGCCGGCGGCCTTGCTGAGGGTGGAATTGTCCCAGCGGTGTCCGGCGGAATGCTCGCTGTGATCGGTGAAGGTGGTCGTAGAGAGCGCGTTGAGCCGCTCGACGAGCAGGGTTTGTCGACTCGAGATCGCGCAATCATTCAGCAGCTCTCTGGCGGCGGAATTACGCTGAACGTATACCCGTCTGCTGGCATGGATGAAGCAGAACTCGCGGCGATGGTTTCACGTCAACTAGCATTTCAACTACGCAAAGGCGCGTTTGTCTAAGATATTATGAATAAGGTCTGAGAACGGAGACGACATGGCTACATATTTAATTGATGGAGCGACGCCGCTCCCAGAAAACGGAGACACCGGCTGGGGTTCTACGTTAAATACTGCTATTCAAGCAATTGACGAGAGATTTACGTACTCTTCGCCGTCGTATTCTCTTGCCTCAACCGTTCTTGGCTCAAGTCTTACGTCCGTCGGGACGCTCACTTCGTTGACTGTGAGCGGCGCCGGATCAATTGGCGGTAACCTTACGGTGACAGGGAACTTAACCGTCAACGGCACAACAACGACAACAAACTCGACGACTGTTACTGTTGATGATCCGATCTTCACTCTTGGTGGAGACACTGCTCCAGCGTCTGACGACAACAAAGATCGCGGTGTCGAGTTCCGCTGGCATAATGGTGCAGCAGCAAAAGTCGGCTTCTTTGGCTTTGACGATTCCACCGGCAAATTCACGTTCGTCCCAGACGCGACGAATAGCTCTGAGGTGTTCTCAGGTACAATCGGAGAGATCGACGCGCAGGTCGACTGGTCAAATGTTCTCAACAAGCCGGACCCTGAGATCACCGTAACCCTCACTGGAGACGTGGCAGGTTCAGCAAGCGCGACGCTTACTGATCTTGCTAATGGAACGATAACTGTTTCAACAACTGTGCAAAGCGGCGCAGTTGCGCTCGGCACTGACACCACAGGCGACTATGTCGAGTCATTGACTGCTGGCACCGGTGTAATTCTAAGCGGGACAATTGGAGAAGGGTCGATACCGTCAATCGCTATTGGCCAAGCCGTCGGGACCACGGACAACGTCACGTTCAATAGTGTTACTGCCAGTCTCTCTGGAAATGTCACTGGTGACGTTACAGGCAGTGTCACTGGCGACATCTATGCTGGAAACGGAACGTCTAAGATTCTCGACAATGGCACTGACGGCACCGATGCGACATTCACTGGGACTGTCAGTAGCATCGCCAATCACGCGTTAGGTGATCTTAGCGACACTGACTTTACAGTAGTCACTCCTACATCTGGAGATCATCTGTACTTTGACGGAGCAGATTGGATCAACAGGCCAATCGATCTTGACACTCTTTCAGATGTGTCAATGGGATTTTCCCCACCGGCAGCCGGAGACTTCTTAGTTTATGACGGATCAAACTTTTCACCGAGCCCGTTATCAACATACGAAGGAGACACGGCAGACGTCAACCTCACTGCCGCTGGGTCTAACGCAAACGCTTCTATCACGGACGGTTCGCCAATACAGGATGCTAACGGATCCGCTGCGTCTGTGACAGTGACCGTAACTAGTGGATTTACGAAGAACGTTGTAGAACTGGGTGGAGTCTTTCAGTCTGTGACTGCGACAGACGAAGAGCCGTATTTGCTTCTACAAAGAAGCACTAACGGCGGAAGCTCATGGACAGACGTTCAGAGCGTTCAAGTTGGCGCTACTGAAGAAAACTCTGGCGGAACTCTTCAGCAACAGTACGCGCCAATTTTTGTTAGAGTTGTCGACACTCACGGCGCGTCATCTGGCACTTCTGTGATGTACCGATTCATCAACAACACTGCCACTGTTCTTGGCGGAAGCGCGAACACTATGAATCAGTTCTTTGCCAATACTGCCGCTTCGTTCAGTGCTAAGGAAGCTCGGTAGTTAGAATATCGCGCATGAAGGTAGAAGACTTCGCGTCTGACATTGTCTTCTCAGCACTAGACAAGAACTCTACACTTTACTGTTGCTCAGACTGCGGTGTAAGTTGGGTAGATGACGAGTCGTGCTTTATTTGCGAGACCGCGGGAAGAATCTTAGCGGTTCCGGCTCAAACTAACGTTGGTCTAAACTTTCCTAGCGATCTCGGTATAAAATTATCCCCGAATCACGTAGCGGTCGATCAAGAGCTGATTGACTTCGTAAAAAGACAGAGGTACACGTAATGGAAAACCCAGACATGCAACTTGATGTCCAGCAGGTGATTAACAGTCTCACCGCGCAGATCGCGCAGCAGGCGCAGAAGATTGCGATGCTAGAAGCGACTGTGTCGTCGCTTTCTCAGTCTCTTGCTGCGGCAAGAGATCACAGCCACGACTGACTTACGTCTTCTTAGGCTTTCTCTTTTTTGAAGACTCGGCCTTCTTTTTAGACTTCTCTCGCGCTGAATGATATGCGCTTACAGCGTTTGCGCTTGTTCTACTTCTCCAGGTGAAGTCGCACTCTGTGCAATTTACTAATCGCATTGTCGGCCAACGTCCGCCTTCAGGTGATGGGCGCACAAGAACTTGAAGCTTGACCGGACGGGCTCCGCAATATGGGCAATTCGGGAATCTTGTTCGTCGTATTTCCTTGCCCTCGTGAGAAACTGACAACGCTCTTCGTATTTCAGACTCGTCCTTGCCACCCCACACGCCCCAAAGTTCTTTTTCTTCAAGAGCGTACTTGAGGCAGTCTTTTCTTACGGGACACGAGTAGCAAAGATTCTTAGCGTCGTATCTGTCCCTGAGCTCGGCAGAAAAGAAGTTGGGGGCAAGATGCTTATTCTCTGGCTTCTTACACTCTGCGTTGTCTTGCCAGTCGAATCTACTTAGACCGCTAGGCATCGATTTCGACCCAGGTAGCTTCTAGCACCTCGTCGATTTCGTCACCGTAGTATGTCTCTCCGTCGGAATCGCAAACTGTTGGCTCGTCGTCTCCGTCTGTGTATCCGACGTATCCATGTGTCGGCACACCTGACTCGACAAATTTGTAGCCTTCACCTAAGGAGAGAGCTACTCCATCTCTTTGAAGAGACGATGCCAAAGCGCGCTTTACAACTTCATTCTCGATGTCCACGTGCTCGATAGTGTAGTAGACAATTCCGCCGCTCGAGAATAAAGAGTAGTCTTCACCTAACCACTCAGACCATAGAGTCTCGCCCGGGCGTGAATCATTCATACCGAATAATTCTATACTATGACCATTGCTTATCGGAGCAATATCGTAGAGTTTATTGTGCGGAACTCTAGGGCCATCTCAGCCGATTAGCCGGCGATGACGTAGCCGTCTTGATGAGGCCACAAGTACTCGTACGTCTCTGGTGCAGTCCCCGAGTCCTCTGGCCAGCCGAACTGATGGTACCACTCGTAGTTCTTGCACAGGAGTGCGGTCCGATGAGTAGAACATAGGCTGCTAAAGTACGTAGAGTCTTGCATCCATGGTGGGAGTCGATACTCGGAAGAGACACGGCCTAGTGAGACTGCTAGATCGTACGTTCTGTACGTTTTCTCAAGAAGAGTTGATTTGTACCCGCGCGATCGCCACTCGAAGTACGTAGCCGAGATGTATGAGACAAACACTGTCTCGTAGCCGCGCCACATTTTTACAACTGGGTGATTCACCCAGCCCTTAGGGTTTCGGTCGTTGCCCTCTGGGTCTAGGCCAGAGATTGTTAGCAAGCACTGCCATGCCTCAAGAGTCTGCTTATGCAGGCGCTTGTTGTCTAGTACTTTTGCTGTTGTCTCAAACGAGTCAGTCGAGACTAGAAATGATTGCATGCGTCGCTCCGTATTAGTTGACAGCTACTGTCTGCCGCCACTATATCAAATGGCGCTTTCTTTAGAACGACTTAGTCTTCTCGCTGGTAGAAGTTCTTCTTGACGAAGTTTCTACTAAAGCCCTTGTCAGTGTCGAGAAGGTATTCGCGATCACCAATCAATTCACCCTGTGGACCGTTTGGCTGGCCGTCTAAGGCCGCTGAGCAGGCCTCTCCGATCCAGTTAGCCGCCTGCACCGCCACTGCCTTGCCCCAAGTCGCGCTCTGCGGGGTGTAGTCCTTCGCGGCGACGATTTCCCAATCATCGGGAAGGCCTTGAATTCTTGCCGCCTCCCTGTGAGTGATTCTTCTCGGCTGCGTTGGGTGCACGACGTGATCGAGCGCGCTACCGGTGAGCACGTGGCAGAAAGATTCAGCGTCCCATCTTGCTGGGAGTGAGAACCCCATGTAGAAGTCATTGGCGCGAATCTTGTCTTCTTTGTTGCTCCAGCTCTGTGGAAAGTACCCTCCGTTCATCTCGACGGCGAGCTTAAGAGCCTCGTTCATCTGCTTCATCGGCTTCCAACCATCGTTGCCGATGATGTCAAAGATTTCTTGAATTCTCTGCGACTCGAGATTTGTCTTGTTCATGTGACCGTCAACAGTACCGTCTTGGTTTCTGAGATCGGCAACGTACTTCGACCCGTCGTTGGAGTACGCCTGTCGGTCCCACGTGATCTCGCAGTGCTCGAGGTCACCAATTACGTCTATCATTCTAGGCATCTCGCTAGGCGTCTCAGCGTGAGCGCCAAACGGCATGCCTTTTTCAACAGCAACCCAGAAGTACCGCATGCGATATGAGAATCCGCCGACCTGGAGATTGTTGTGCTTGACGTGATAGAGATCGTACTGCTTGCCTGAGAGATCCTCTACCATTTGACGATACTGATTCATCATTGGTCGTCCTTGAGTGTACGCTTGCTGCACACATTCAAAGACAATCATCTTCGGCTTGATGCGAGCTGCGTATCTCATGAACGCGCGAGTATGCTCGTGAGCCTTAGCATCAGGCCCGCGGTTTGCCGGGCCAGACCATAGAGACCATCCAGAGCACGGCGGGCAGCCGAGAACAATGTCTGCTTCCATATCAGGCCAGTCGCTCGGATCATCGGAGAATGACGAGTTCCACGAGTTGCCGAGATGATGTCTATTCACTTCTGCAACTGGATTACCGAAGTTCAACGTCCCAGTCCTTGCCAGCATCTCCATTCCGGAGTTTACAAAGCCAAGGCTCATGAAGCCAGCGAGGCCGTTGCAGTCGATAAACTTTTTCGTGCTCATGTCACTCTCCTGAGTCGATCAACCCGACCTCGTAACCGCACGCCGCGTACCCCGCGATGTCCGTCCAGGTGTCTGGTTGAAATCCGTAGTTGGAAGAAAATCGCGCGAGTTTTACTGCGATCATTGCCATTGCGACATCTTCTTTGCTGAAGTCTCTGTCAAAAATGACTGACCATAGCGACGCGATTCTTTGGAAATTGTCTTCCGGTCCGCCGTACTGAAGATCACGCTCTCCAGAGATAATTTTTGCTGCCTCCGAAAGCATCTTCTCTCTTGGAGACTCGCTCGTGGTTTCAATCTTTTTTGTCATTTTCCTCAGGTTTCTATATTAACTCGAGCGGTGCACACGGCCCTGTATTTTTCGTCAGTTTCTTCTAACTTGTCTATGTCAATCGAGCTGTCTCTTGGGAAGTCTTTTCCATTTGACAGCGACGCCCATTCTTCTCTAAGTTTTGATAGCAGCTCTTCGATGTCACTACCGACGGCTGTAAATCTTACTATTGCTCTCATAAAACGCTTACCTTCCGTTCAAGACGATGAGGCGCGTGCCTCGCGTCGTTGATATGTGGTGTCTTTAAGTCAATAGTGTGTACTCTTACGTCTCCGTCTTTTACTTCTCTTACTCGAACTAGCCGCCCGTTGTGCATTTTTCCAGCAGAAGTCGTGTACGCATCGAGCTTTACTCGCAGTACGTCACCTTGCTTGATTGTCTGGGCTGAAACATCAACCCACGCGAACTCAGACGACTCCATGACGCTGCGGGCACCCGTCTTCCTTACACGAGGAGGTGTCGTAGTCGTCTAAGGCACGCGCGCACAGTTTGCACTTCATGCCGTCATCAAGAACTCTGTACCCGGCCTTCTGTCTATTCGCGTTGATTTGCATCTTTGCGATGTACTCAGAATCAAGATCTTCATCAAGTGCACCAGCGGCGCAGAGAATGTTAGCGACAAAATGAAGAACGTCTACGCATTCCTTGAGAATCTCGCGGCGATCAGCGTACGGCTCGTCGTGCTGCCAAGGCTTCCAAGAAATCGCCTTGCGAACCTCCGAGAGCTCGTCATCAATAGCAAGCATGTTCCAGCGGATGTACTCGATAAGCGCTCGAAGATCTTCTGGGCTGTCGCTATGAAACACGGAGTAATCTACACCGTAGACTTCTGATTGAAGCTTCTTTGTCTTTTCAAGCCACTGATTAAATAGAATGTTCATTAGAGTGAAAGCTCCTTAAATAGTCTAGATGTCTCTGTCTCTGCGTCTCTAATAGATAGAGAGTATTGCTCCAGTTGTTCTAATGCTAGAGAGTATCTCTCCGCTATGCTCATCGACTCGACGGCCTGCGGTATGGCAGACCATGACTGCCCGATAGAGATTGTATCTCGCCATTCTGTACAAACCGGGACTAGAGCTGCTAAAGATTGCACTAATCTGTACGTCCACCACGTAATTGAGTCGTTTTGCGGGCATATGATTGTTCCCGTGGATCTGCAAATTCTGTCTAGTGACACGGTGTCCGGCTGCATTCTTTTAATTTTGACCGGTTCCCAGTCATATGAAAGAAGATTTTTCATTCTCTCAAACCAGCGCGTCTTGTGATTTTCTACAAGCCATAGCTTGCTTTTCTCCGCTGAAATTACTGCGTCAACTTCCTGCCTCGTGTATAGAGCATCGAAGTTGAACGGAACCATTCTCAGCGAGTCCTCCCCGAACAACTTTCTTGATACGTGAACGTCGTCTGTGAACGAGAACGCTGGGTACAGCACTCTGTAGTTTTTGTCTGAATACAGATACTCAGCAGACTCAGCGAGCCTGTCTACAATCTCACTTGAGCCAGAAACTTTAGAGTACTCGTTTCTATTCTTATAGATCGGCTTTTTCAACGACTCTGGCGTCTTTACAATCGCGCTCAGACTTTGACGTATCTTTGCCGGGTCAGGAGCGTCAATATAGAAGTGCAGTCGTTGATCGCCCTTTAGCATGCCGACGACATTAAGAACGCCGTACGCGCAGTGAGAAGCAAGACTTAGAAGAGGAGAAAGACCGACAAGTATCGCATCGTATTCTTCAAAGTCGCTTTGCGCGTGAGAGACAGACGGCTTTATCCACGAAACACGGACGTCGTCTCCATACATGGTAGCAGCGTCGCTTAGACAGGCGACAAAGCTTAGTGACGATGAATTGCGCGATCTTGAGTACTGAGATGCTGTCATCCCAGTCACCGCGATGTTTTTCATCATCTACTTCCGTCTGGGTGTATCTTCAAACCTTTGTCTTCGTTGATCGCCCTAAGAACAATTCTTTCGCAGTGATCTACAAAAGAATCGTAGCTTGGCATGTACGGGCGAAGAGACTCGGCCTGCGCTCTGGCAGTTTCCTCGAGCTCAGCGTCGCTCATACTCTCGACTTGTTTGATTGTGATTTTGTACGCGTCACCGATAGGGTCGCCTTCGCCTTTATCTACTACAAGAATAGACCTAACTCGAGCGGCGTACATAAATCTGCTTCTCCACCAACCGCTGCCAGCGTGTGGATACGGCGGAGACAGAATCCCCCAGTGATTGTTGTAGAACGCTAGAACGTCTTCTTCCGTGTCAAGACGCTGCCCGCCGAACTTCTTAATAAGCTTTCTGCTTCCGATGATTTCTACCGGCCACTCGGGCTTCTTCTTTTCTAGCCACGTATCGTGCGGCATCAGCGCGCCGAGAACCCACGATCTCTGCTTGCTCTCCGGTGGCAGCGGCTCGCTGCTCGCTAGGATGTTATAGATAGTCGAGCTCGGGTCGAGCGCTTCTATGCCATTCATTTCCTTAGGCATTCGCTTTCTTACGAGCTGCCTATCACCAAACGCGTACATTGGGCACGCCGGAACAAGGCCTGCTGCCCAGCGCTCAGCGAGCATAGACTCTCCAGCAGCGACAAGTTGGTTTTCGTAAAGCTTGATGTTCTCGTCAGTGTCATTGAAGAAGTACCGCCCAAGACCGCATTTCGCTGCGTCCTCAGGGTTCTTCGCCGCGACGCGATCAAGTGCTGCCTTCGCGTCATCATACGAGTAGTACGTCGCCGGCTCATCGCCTCTCGGCCCAGACAATAGATACTTATACAGAAGCTCTGGATGTCGCTTCAACGCTCGTGACGCGTTAAACACTGCGGCGAATTGCCAGTCATCGAAGAATCCAACGGCGGGCAGACCAGAGGAGAGCGTGTACAGCGCACCCATCGCGCCCTGGCGACCGTTCAGCGAGTTTAGCGGCGCAAGGTTTACCCAGGCGACGTCGTATGATGAGAGATCTTCCCCGGGAGTCACTCTTCTCCAGTCGACAGAGTGCCCTCGAGACTCGAGTGCTTCGGCAATAGACGCTGGCACGTCGATCTTCTTGATCGTTCTACGCTCTGTGTTTATTTGCAGAGCGGTAAAACCTGTCATTAGAATACGCATTTGTGTCCTTAGAAAAGAAATTGCAGGCTAGCCGCCCGCCCCTGAAGACGGAGCGGGCGACTCACCTACAGCTATCAGAACGGCGCAGCAGGCGGCGCTGAGGGGGCTGCCTCAGCAGCAGCGGGCGCTGCTTCCGCAACAGGCGCGGCCTCTGGCGCAGCGACCGGCGCGGCCGGAGCCGGAGCCGGCGCCGTGGGCGGCGCTGGCGCAGCAGCGGGAGGGGCCGCAGCTGCGGCGGGAGGGGCAGACGCGGCAACGGCGTTCGCCGGATTGGCCGAGTAGTACGCCTTGATCTCGTTCTTCTTCTGGCCCTGCCAAGTGCGGCTGCCAACCTGCCCGCGGAACGGGCGATCTACAAGCGCCTGCTCGATCTGAGCGTTGCTCGGGTTGGTTGAGAAGAAGTCACGACCGAGACCGAGAGCTCCCATCTTCCTGAAGAAGATCGCGAGAGCGTTCGGGTTGTCGGTCGAAACGACGAGATTGTCCCAGACGAGACGCTTCGCGTGGGCGCCAGTCGTAACCTGCGCCTTGACTGCGAACATCGTCTTTCCAGTCTGAGTCACCTTGGCGTTTGCCTCCACGATCTTGAGATCGTAGTCGCCGTCGGGAAGTGGCTCGTAGCCAACATCCCCTGCTTCGCTGATGAGGTCACCCCAGTTGAGGCTAGTCATGTCTATCACCTATCCTTTGGTGTTGTTGTTGTTGTTAGCTTTCACTCGGCCGAGGGCCGAAGACAATGTCCAGCATCGACTCGACGCTGAGATTCTGTTGATCGACGACTTTACCAAGTCGTCCCTGAACACGCTCGCCTGCCTCGTAGTCGCTAGTACGCTCGACGTACATTTGACGCGCCTTGATTGGCGGCTGCGTTGGGTCAGGATTTGGGAATGTCTCGACGGTAACCGCGCCGAGAATGTCGTAGAAGTACGGTGCCTGAATGGCAAGCTGCCCCTGGAGGTACGGACGATAGCGACCGTCTTGACCCATTCTTGCCATCGCGGTAAGTACGATCGCCTCCAGAGGCGCGACTGGGTGCATCGTAAGATCGCGGAGATCTCGAAGCAGACCGCCCATGTGACGAAGAAGCTCGCCCCACTGTTGCATCTGCATTTGATTCTTTCCAGCAATGCTGTCGACGCACTTTACCTGGAGCTCTGAGATCGAGTCGATGATCAGCGACTTGAACTGATGCTTACCGAGCTGCAGCCACTGGTACGCCTTGAGAACAGTGTCGTACTCGGTCACGTTGACAACGCACGTGTCCCAGCTTCCATCTGCTACAGGAGGCTCCTCGCGCATCGGGTCCCAGTACTTTACGTTGATCGGGAGGAATCTGTGTCCGCCCTCCACGTCGAGCATGAGACGCGGGTACGGTGCTGTCACTGCGAATGTCGACTTTCCGACCTTTGACTCGCCGTAGACCATAATGGTCAACGACCGTTGAATACCACTCATGTGTTAGTTACCTTTCGGCTCATTTGTCTGATAATAGCTGTACGGGTCATCTGTAATGAAAAGCTCCTCAAGTGCTTGCTCTGCTGCGCTACCGTCGTCAAACAGCGGGCACACAGCGAAAAACTGACATTTCCACTTGCAATCTCGGCTGGGGCTCGGGTACGCAACGTAGTGCGGGTCAGAGCCTTCGTCAAGAGCGTCACGTACTCGAAGCATGTCTTGAATTACTCCGTGTATGCGATTCCAAAAAGTTCTTAGCGTAAACTGATTATGCCGAACCTCTATCTGATCGTAGAACGGAGGCTTTGCATTAGCAGTTCTTTTCACCTTCTTGAGCATCGTAAAGATGCCACCGTCGCAGCGCTCGCCATCTTTGTTCTGATACGCTTCAAGAAGCATGTACGTAAGAATCTGCTCATTCATGTGAGCAAGACTGGCGAACTCTGCAAACGAGCCACCGACTGTCTTGAAGTCTCTAAACAGTCGAACACCGTCCGCCTTTCTGCGGACTCGCATGTCAAGTTTTCCCTGCAACTCGACTCTGCCATCGAAGAGTGGCATGCTGATGATCTCCTCAGTCGAGATCATCTCTAGTTCTGCGTCAATTCCGTTTTCCTCTACCCACTCGAGGTAGCCCTCAAGCATGATTCTGCCGAGTTCGGCTTCAGTGTCAAGTTCAACTGTGTCCCTAAACGAGTCAATGAGCGCTTGCTTGTCGATCTCGACGTACTTTGCGTACGACTCAAGAAGCGGTACTCCTTGCGAGTAGTACTCGTCTAGAGCCGCATGGACCCTGGTGCCGAGCGCCAGTGGGCCAGTGTATTTTTGTGCACGTGGCTGAAGTCTTCTATAGTAGCTTAGCCACCACTTTCTTCTACAGTCTTTAAACGTTTGAATCTCGGAGTTGGATATGCGTATTGGCTTGATTTCTACCGGAGTCTCTAGAACTGTCATGTCACTCTCCCTTTAGCATCTTGAGAAGCTTTGCTTTATCTTGAACGACTTCTTCAAAGTTCTCAGATTTTACGTCCAGCACGTCAATGACTCTCTCCTCAATAGTGCCCTCGGTAACGTAGTCCGTGATCAAAATAGAGTCGTGAATCTCTGACCCGATGCGATGAACTCTGTCTAGTGCCTGTTTGTAGTCGACAAGTGACCACGGGCGCTGAAGCATGATAAGCCGCCGAGCAGCAGTCAACGTCACTCCAACGCCACCCGCCTGCGCGGTGAAGAGAATCCACTTGATTCTTCCTTCTTGGAAATCATCAATTGCCTGCTGACGCTCGTCTTCGTCCTGTGCGCCTGTGATTAGCCCGTGAGGAATTTTGGCTTTTTCTAGGCGCGCGCTCAGCAGTTCAATTAGCTGCCTAGAAACAGCGCAGACGGCAACTGAGTCATCTCCAAAGTCTCCGTTCTGTATATCGTCCATCAACGCGTCGACCTTGCACGATGGCTCAGCGAGCTTTACTTGGATTTCTCCAGTCATTTCGTCTACGTCTATCTCCGCAAAAGAGCTTGCAAATTGAAGTAGACGAAGTGTCTGTGTCAACGGACTTGGCGCAGTAATAGCATCGCCGTGCTCCAGTTCGGCGATCATTACTTCCTGCATCTGAGTGTACGCTTTTCGTTGCTTAGCCGACATCTCGACATCGCGTCTGTCCATGATTACGGGCGGGAGCCATGGGAGCACGCGCTCTTTAAGCATCCTACGCATCCTCGGGTTGATTGCGGCGTAGAACTCATCGCGCATGTGCGGCTTTACGCCAAGAACCATCATGCCACCAAATGCGTTGAGCATGATGTCGACCATTCTGTCGATCCACCTAGTCTTGCTCGGCCACTCCTCGGGGGAAATCCAATGCAGAATCGGCCAAAAATCAAGAACGTCATTAGCGATTGGAGTGCCAGTCATCGCGAATCTAATGTCGGCCTCGCCAGTCGCAGACCATAGCGCACGCGTCTGCTTGCTCTTTGGGTCCTTCGATCTGTGGATCTCGTCGGCTACAACCGCCTTGAAATCAATCTGATTTAGCTCACGTTGGTGGACCTCGCAACGAGTCTCACTGACTTTGTCGTCGTGACCCCCGCACTCAACGCATCGAGCAAGCGCAACAGACCCGTATGGCGCAAGCCTTGAGTGCGCTCGAAGAGATTCCCAGTTGATCACGTAGACGTCTGCTTCTTCTTCAAACTGCTTGCGTCTCTGAGCCGCAGACCCGGCGATAACCTGAACGTTTACCTCTGGCCACCAAAGAGAAAACTCGCGTTTCCAAGTTTTCTTGACGGTGTTCGGGCAAACGATGAGAGCCGGGAATACCTCATCACCGAGATCTTGGATTTTCTTTAATCCTCGAATAGCCTGTGCTGTTTTTCCTAGCCCCGGCTCATCGGCGAGAAGCGCGCGACGTGCAGCAGCGAGAAACTCGACTCCAGCGCGCTGGTGCGGGAACAGATCTTCATTGTAGCCGTCGCCGTCTGGAAGTGCCTCGAGCTCACGGAGTGAATTACACGGGTCTACTCGTGACGTGCGCTCATTGACTGCCCAGTCTGTTAGTCTGCTACCGATCTCAAGTTCTTCGCGAAAGACAGATCGCAGTGCCAAGCACGAGGCCCAACTTGTAGGAACCTTCCAAACACCATCTTTTGCAGCCCACGACGCGCCGGGGATGCTCTTACATAGCTCTTTGTATCGCCACTCAGCATGAATGTGAATTGAGGAGCCGTCTTGACTTAGTTCTACCTGAACTGCCACTAAAAACCTCTTGTCGTCGTTGAGTAATCATCACTGTATCACATATTACAGTGCAAAGTATGCACATGTTGAAGTTTTTTCTTCAGTATCTATTGTAACAAAGCACGAGGCACCCAGCCATCCTTTGTGACTGCCAACAAACCGTGACGTATCGCGTCAAGCGCATGGCCGTCTCCACCTTTGTGCCAAAAGTCTAACTTTTTCAGTGCGCTGTTGTCAAACATTCTCTTTGCGTCTGACGGTGACTGAAACACTATGTCGTCGGGTTCAAGCCCATTTACAAGCATCAAGTGCTTGAGAACTCCGATCTGCTCTAGACTGTACGGCGCTTGAGAGTTCTTAACAGTCTGCGCGTTGATCGTAAACCTTTCACAAATCACCTTGATCGGTGTCTTAGTGTAATAAGACGCTACAATAGTTTCTATGATCGGCTTATGATAGTTTCTGGCGTCGTACTCGCCTGACGCGACTAGCTCTGGCGCTTCTTGATGGTCGTAGCTTATGGCGGCTATACCGCTCATTTTTCCTGGATCGACGCACAAATAAATTGTCATGTCCACACTACCTTAGATACTCCAGATCTTTTCATCATATTTTCACACTTCTTACAAGGCTTAGACAGCGCAGTCGAGCCGTCTGCTTGGACTCTGGCTACATAGACTGTTGAACCCGCGGCGTGCGTTCCTGCCGCTACAACAGCCGCAAACTCCGCGTGAAGCGCGAGACGAAACTCCACGGACGGGTCTCCGACTTTTTTGTTTGTGGCTTTTGAAATGATCTTTCCGTTTTTGACTACAACGCACCCGTGCTTGTGCCTGCACTTGCTGCTGTGAGCGAGCTCTATCGCTTTTTCCATGTACCTATTCACTAGTACTTGTCGCCCCACGTCTCTAGCGGGCCGTCTACGTCAGCGGTCAGTGGCACATCCCAGCCGTCAGACGTGGTCATGCATTGCTTCACTATCTGCTTGATCTCGTCTGCGTCTTTTCGTGGCGCCTGTAGAACTATTTCGTCGTGAACCGGGACGATGAGAAGTTCAGTCAAATCGGCTTGATCGAGTTTGACAAGATTTGCTTTGAAGACCTCTGCCGCTCCACCCTGAATGAGGTAGTTCACAAGCGTGTAAACTCTGTCTTCGTCGCACGGCAGTCTTCTTCCTGTCCACGTATATACGTAGCCTTGGCCCTCGCTCTGCAACCTTCGCATGCCGGCGTCCTCGATCTGCTTTTGAAAGTACGACATGCCCGGAAATCTGCGATCAAATGCATCAGAAACTTGTCGCATCTGTGGCTCAGGAACGCCGGCAGTTACGGCTTGCTTCGCGACACCGGCGCCATAGAGTCTTCCGTACACCGTGCCTTTAATCAGCGCGCGGCGCTTATCGGACTTCTGCATCGTCGGATCGTTGTAGATCTCTCTGCCAATCTCCGTGAACGGGTCAGAGCCAGTTGCGTCCGCCCTGTTGAACAGCGTAATTAGATTTGGATCTTTAGATAGAGACGCGAACATTCTGAACTCAACCTGGTCGAGGTCAGAAGTGATAATCACGTGGTCATCGTCTTTTGGGATGAACGCTCGGCGAACAACGTCATCGCCTTTCGGCAATGTCTGTAGCGCCGGATTTGTGATCGACATTCTGCTCGTTCGAGCGCCAAGAGTCTTCACAGACGGGTGAACAATGCCGTCAATTGACTCAGTGAGAAAGTTTAGAAAGTACGTTCCAGCAAGTTTGTCGGCCTTACGCTGCTTGAGAACAGTGTCCGCGAGATTAGCGACCTCCGCTATCGGGCTCTGTGCTAGCAGCCTCAATTGATCCTTTGTGCAAGACTTCTGACCGGTCGGAGTAAACTCAGTGATCTCAGCGCCAAGACTCTCAAACAGCCGAACAAGTTGTATGTTGCTCGTTATAGAAGTTCCGTTGTACGTATTCTTAGCCCAGTTCTTTACAGACTCGGTGTATGAGCTAAGCTCGTTGTACTTTCTCTGCGAGTAGTCAAGATCAACTCGAGCGCCGTTGATCTCCATTCTCGTGACGATCTTACGAGTCGCCATCTCGAGCTCATACGGTTTGTGGTACGCGCCGTTAGGTCCGCACTTTTCGTAGAACATTTCCCAGAGACGCATTGTAAGAACGCAGTCGAGCGCGCCATACGACCAGTACGGCTCAAAGTTTGTGGGAACAGTTCCCCAGGTCCAACCGTTGGCTGATAGCTCTTGATCAAGAGTGTCTTGTAATGCAACTGCACGCGCGTCGACGTGCAGCGCGGCAAGACGCTTCAGTGCGCCTGAACCAAGCGGGTCGACAATGTGAGCCATAATCATCGTGTCATGCGCGCGATGCCATGGCATTTTCCAGCGTGACTGAGTCTCAAACCAGCGTGCCTCGAACGCGATGTTGTGGCAGACGATCGGACCGTCAAAGCGCTCCATCGCCTGGTAGAACACTCCCGACCATTCGTCCCACGGTATTGACCAGCCCTGCATGCCATCACCGACCTGAACTAGCCGAAGACGTCCGTGCCACGGTGACAGCGCATGCTGCCTCGGGTTTCCAGGTATCTCGCCCGTCTCCGTGTCGATCGCGATGGCGTTGTGTGGCCGTCGTTCGCTAAGCCACGAAAGAAAGTCATTCGCAGACTCTACGCTGTTGACAAGGTGAAGTTGTACTTGAGAAAGATCAGCCACTATACGTCACTCCGAGTGCGCGACAAGCGTAACGCTTATTCCACACTTTTTAATGTACTCGACGACATCCAACGGATTGCGGTGCATGTCGTGCTCGCCAATATAACATACGACGTGCAACAACCCGGAATTTGTAATTAGCTTTGCGCACTGCATACACGGCGGACTTGTGATGTATATTGTTCCGCCTTCAACGCTTGATCTGTCTACGTACAGCAGCGCGTTTGCTTCAGCGTGAATTGACGGGCACTGGTCATAGATGTTGTCTAGTGGTGACTCGCCGCGCGCTCTTGGGCACCAGTCGATACAGTCGCCGCTTTCAGGCCACGACGCCGACGGCCCGTTATAGCCGGTGGCGCAGACACGCTGGTCTTTTGACACTACAACTGCGCCCATCTGCGCTCTTGAGCACCGTGAGCGCAGCGAAATAACAGTCGCAACGGTGAGCCATGTCGACTGCCACGATGGCCGCGCGTTAGTCGTCGTCGTCGTCATCGTCACCAAGCTCGCTCTCAATTATTAGAGTCTCTGTGACTCCGTATGAAAGCATTCTTGCTATCAACTCGAGAGCTTCAGTTCTTGAAAACCCGGCAGACTTCAGCGTGATGTACATCTCGTGCATGCCAATCGCTGCGGCATGCATCGGAGACGCATACTCAAAAGCTTCTTCGTTTTCATCACTAGGCATTTCCGAGTTTGGCCTCGTTGCTCTCGATAGCGGAGCGCATTGCGTTAACGTACCAGAGCTCTGTATCGTTTAGCTCCGGTACGTGCAAAGCTTCGGGGTCAACGGCGAGAAGACAGTTCTGCGCAGATAGTGCGACGTCTGCCCACGAGTTGCCAGCAAAATACGGAATTGGGTCGACAGGGGCGCTCGTCTTACGCAACTTAGTCACCGCATCTATATTTGACTCGTAGATGTGAAGCGACCCAACGTGATGCGCATACGTGCCTGGCTCTATTCCAAGTATCGAGCAGATCGCTAACTGCACCCGCGTGAACTGGAAAAAGTCGTACGCTGCACCAAGCCACACGTCGTTTGAGCGCATGTAGACACTCATATTTAGTTTGCCGTCACGAACTCTAAACTGATGAAGAACTGTGCATGGGTAGTCACGCTTCTGTGGCATGTTGTCAAACTCAGGGTTCCAGATCGTCACGACTGCTTGCCGCGTGTCTGGGTCACTCTTGATTTTGTCTACAACGTGAGCGTACTGGCCATTTGTACGTAGACCGTACGCTCCGTGAAATTCTCCGTTGTTCTCAGCGTAATTCGTAAACTGCGGACCTATAGCAATCACTGTCCGTGGCGTGCTCCTACCGGCGACGAGTTGGCACGCCTCAACGGCGCCAATGCCCGGGACGACACCTCGACCAACGCCCATCGGCATTGCGTCGTACACGTTGTCTATGAATACAGTTGCGTCTTCAATTTCTCTTGTCTTCACACCGCGTGGGGACACCTCGCGGCCGTGCTCAAGCACGTGATGAACAAGATCAACGTAGCCGTTTACTCCGTCTTCGATGTGAATTGCTGTCAGCGAAGAACCCATGACGCATACTCCTGTGTGTTTCCGTTTGCGAAGCTATCAATTGCGCGACCATACTCTGTTTGATCAGAGTAGTGAAATCGTCTAACATGTTGAGGATGCGGAAGAACTGTGTATAGACTTTCGTAGAGTGAGCATTGACGAAGACGCTTTTCTGCCATGCGACCAAGGGCTATAACTTTTGGCCGATTAAGAGCTTCATATAGTCGTATGATGTCTTCTCCATAGACATCGGCAGAATTTATGATTCCGTAGTCGCGCCAGGTTTCGCACGGTAGGGCGTTCAACAAATAGTCTGCTGAATTTGCACCGGAAGGCTTGAAAGGCAACATCGTGTCAGTCTCGTCGTTTCTTTCGTCACCGACGAGAAGCGCCTTTGGCTTTGGAGGTCCGATGTACCAAGTAAATCTTTCTAGATGCTGAACTTCAGATTGCAATGTCTTAGCGTAGCTGATGACGTCACGCGCCAGGTTTGCTACTTGATCTAATCCGCCGTTTGACGGCTGCAACTTAATGCACGACATGGTGTTGTCGAACGCATAAGAGTAGAGACTTAAAATATGCTCGAGCTCATGCTCTTCTACAAAGTCGTCTCCGCGTTCTCTAATTCTTTGCTGAATAATCTCAAGCGGCTGATACAGCCAAAACTGAGTAATGCCGCGAGCGCGAAGAAACATCTCGGTCCATCGCCAGCCAGCAACGCCAAGTAGACCAAAGCCGTCAATGTTAGTATGACGACGCTTGATCGGAGCATACGTTACCTCACCCCAATGCCATCGATCAGCGACTGCTGTCGCTGAGAACCAGTTGAAGTCTTGAATGTCTTCTACGTACTCTGAAAGTACGCCTTTGCGAGTGAACTCTTTCGGCGCGCCCTTGTGGTACTGAATCGCGCCGGCAGTTGACCGCTGCCCGGTGAGTTCAGAGACAACAGCGTCTACAAGAGTAGACTTTCCCGAGGCGTCAGTGCCTTCGATGACGATAAACATTCCATCCCTCCGTCTTTTCGATACTACACGGAAACGAGAAAAATCTCGTGACAGAGCGAAAGATTATGGAATGATCTCTACTCTGTAGACGTCTGAGATGCCTCGATCGGCGTTTGACGCCTCCTCGAGAAGCCGCTGTGCTACATGCGTTAGGTAGCGTGCGCCGCTGTCGTCGTATTTGTAGAGCGCCTCGAGCACGGCGTCTGGATTCTCACTTACCTGTGCCCAGTGGCGATTCTTCTCCGGAAACACGATTTCTGCCGCGAATGATGGAGAGCATGAGTCACATGGGACCATGTTCTCTCTACTTTGGAGATTCGCTACTGGGGCATCTTGAAGATTGTATCTCTTCACAAGATGACAGGCCGCGCCGTGGTAGACTACTGACACGCCGACTCTTGATAGAACATACGAGCCATTTTCTGTCTTGTAAAGCTCGAATTCTATCCAGCGAAGAGATCCTCTTCGCCACGATGATGATTTTCCCAGTAGCTCTCCGTTAAACTGAAGAGTTCTATCGCCGTCTTTGATGTGTATCATTGAATTCTCTTTCACTACGTGTAGTGAAATTCTATCCCGTTCTTTTTTATCTCGTGTACAAATTGACGTCAAAATCGACTTAGTCAACTAGCCCGCTGTGAGATTTGGATCTATCTCTGGCAGAACTTCTTTTTCTTTTCTAACATTGTACTCCGACTTTAGTGGCTCAACGACTGTTTCAACATCTCCACGAATTGCAAGTACCAGCCAATCAAACTGATGAGAACAGCTATCAATGCACCCTTGAGTGGAAACTGTGAACTTACCATTTTCTACAGACGAAGCTGCCATGTTGCACTGAGAGCCGTCATCTGCAATTTTTGGCGTAATAAACACCGTTCTACCTTCTAATTTTGACGCTGCCTCAAAATATCTTGGAAGTTCTACCTCAACTAAACCGTTTTCAAGGCTAGAGGTACCTCGATATATAAGATCAGCAGTAGGGCCCTCAACAGCAGCGTGTACTAGATAGCGATCTTCGTCCAGTGGGTGCTGAATGGAAAAGTTTTTCGTGCCATACACATTCAAAGCACCTGTAACCGTAACCCTTCCCGCATAAAGTTCATCACTAAGAGAAATATCTACACCGTAGTAATCGCTAACTCGAACAGTACTGCCAAGCCTATTTTGACCTATAACGCTAGCCGTTAGCCTAGTTACCTCTGCATTGTACGTCTCAAAGTACAATGCGCCAGCGTATACTCTGCCCACGCCGGAGCCGCTTGTGTTACCCATGTTGATGAAAGTTTTACTGCTTCCGCCTGTTGTAATTTCTAATGCTTTATCCCCCGTAATATAGTTTGTGCCAGAGCCTGCGTTTGTATTAAACTTAAGAGACGCGCTCGAGGTAGTGCCAGTCGTGTTAATAAGCACCTGAGTGCCAGTGATTGATACGCCATCGCCAGTTGGATTGCCTGCGGAAAACGTCGACGTGGTGATAGTAGTACCGCTAATTGTTGAGCCAGTGATGGTACCGACGATGTTCAGCGCAGTGCCGTTCCACGTCATATATTGAGTTGCACTACCGACCTTGAAGTACACATTTCCAGTCGACGTGTCTACGTACCAGGCGTTGTTCGAGTTCCCAGAATCGAGTGTCACTCCGCGATAATTTGCATTGCTGTAGATGCCGTCGCCAATTTGAACGTTTCCAGCGGAAATAAATCCACCAAACGTTCCTCGAGCAGCGGTGAGCTCTCCCGCGAAGAGAATAGCAGTGCTGATCGTGCCAGATGTAATCTTACCGGCGTCAATGTTTGAGAACGCCGCGTTGCCCAGACCAAACGACTGCCACGCTGCGCCGTCCCAGCGTGCTAGCGCGTTGTCGTTGTCTGTCTCGAACCACAAATCGCCTTCAGTGTACGTGCCGCCAGACGGCTCCGTTGCGCTGTAGTAGATCGTATTTTTACCGTTTGCAGCGGCCTGAGCGTACTCGATGTCTTGAACAACGTCGTTTGCTAGCACGACCGTAGTCACAGATCTCGGTGCAATATTGTTTGTCGTAATAACTCTTGCACCGATTCTTCGCGGCGCTGGGTTGCGCGAGGACGCAGACGCTCTTTGCTCAGTTCTTAGATATCTTTGACCGAACGTTCTTTTGCTTCTTCTAAGATTACTCGCCAATCTTATCTACCTCCGACTCGGCTACAAGTTGTAGCTGCACCGTCTCAGGGAACGTGTTGCCGTCCGGCACTGTTACTGAGAAACCTTCGATCTTACGAACAATAATGTCGTCTCTCGGCTCAAGGTTGCTCAAAAGTCGAAGTTGAATGAACGGATCGTCTACAATGAGCGCGCACCAGTCTCCTGGAGAGTACGTTCCAACAGTTGGGTCGAGTGAGCCGTTGACTGTGATCGACATGTCGGTGAGCGGTGGACGAAACTCTGCCAAATAGCGCGAGGCGTAGCTGTAGAGAATGTTTTCGTCGTACGCTTCTCCACGCGTCTCCTCCATATCGAGCAGTGGCCATCCAGCGTCGAGTAGCCCGGTATCAGCGGCAACGGCGTATGGTTGACTCGCATCTGAGCCAAGATCGCCGATGTTGCCAACAACAAAGAATCGAGTCGCTGAGTTTTCAGCAGATTCGCTGATAGAAACTTCATTTACGTTTCCAGGATACTCGAATACGAACTGATCAGCGCCGTATCTACTTAGAGGAGCGGCTTCTCCAGCAGGCGGCGGGTTGGGGAAGTTGATCGGAAGAAGCACGAACGTTCGAGTAAACGTGCCAGTCAATGAATCGTATTCGCAGTCAATCCGATACTCAAAGCCGTCAACAGTGTCTGAGTACTCGTCGAGTTCTTCACCAATCGAGCGAAGTTCGTAGCCGCGGTAGGTGACGTTTGGAACATTGACGCCGCTGTACGCCGCGGTCGAGTACTCGATTCCGATGTCCGCATTCGCGGGATACGGTCCGTATGTGCTCGAAAGAGCTCTTGGCGTCAACGTCGCGGTTCCAGACACGGCGGTCGCGTCGACGTTCGGTTCGAATGAAAAGACCGAGTACGTAAATGTAGTCGAGGATGGAACACTCGTGATCGTGTGAGTGCCGTTGAATATTACGTAGTCTGAGGTAAGCGAATCGACGTTTTCAATGTCAACGGTTTGTCCGACTGAAAAACCGTGAGCAACACTTGTAGTAAGAGTGGCAACGTTTTCAGACATCTCTTTTTGAGACACTGTTCTTGACACAACTGAAACCGCGGTGCTGCCAACGTTTGATGCTGTCTTAGCGTACGAAAATGTCGTGTCAGTCTTTGATACAACCGTGTGCGTGCCGTCGAACGTCGAGTCAACGTTCTTTACCAGAACTGACTGACCGGGTATCATGTTGTGTGCAGTTGACGTCGTCAATGTCGCTACATTAGAAGTCAGTGACTTTGTCGTGATGTCGTAGTCGAGAGTAAGCGTCGGCTCAATTTCTCCGTTTGGAAATTGTATGCCAGAGAAGTCAATGTTCATCTGATCGAGTAGCTGCCGAACGTAGTCATATGTATCTACGCGAACTCTTACCGTCGTGTTGTCATACGTCCCGGCAGGCATTCCTGGAATGCTAACCGCCACGGTTGTTGACGACAGCCCGAGTGAAAGGACTGTGTAGTAGCCGCTGTATTGAAAGTTTCCAACCTCGTAGAACTCGACTGCGATTGTTGAGCCAGGGACAAAGTTAAATGAACCAAATGTCAACGTAGTTGTTGCGTTACCAAGAACATCAACGACAGTGGTTCCGGCAAAGTCATGGCTGTACGTCTTCCAAATGTTGCGATGGTAGAGGTAGCTCGTAAACTCTGACCCACTGACGTTTAGAACTTTTTCAGTGATGCTGTACGATCTTCCCCAAATGATTCCTCCCCATACGCAGACATTGTTTCTTACAATGTATAGCGAGGTTTTTCCCGGGACTGTGTAGTCGTACAGGTTTGCTGCTACTGTGTCGTCAAGAACAGCGACCTGCCCTGAAAATGTTCCGGCGCCTTTAAGAGCTCTGTCGTACGTGACGCCTGTAAAAGGTATCTCGGCAAGAACCGAGTTTGTCATTAGGTCCGCGACAAAGTAGCGGTACACTGGCTGCGCTGGATCAAATGTTGTCATTGTAGTTTAGCCTATCCAACCGGAGCGATAGTACACAGTGAGTACCGCGTCCGATGTTGCGTCACCAAGATCTTCAAAGACTATCGAGTTGTTGCCTGGCGTGAGCTCCAGCCAATCCGTAAGAGTGTCGAGATACACGCGGGCGCCAAGAACGTCGCCGTCAAGCGCGACCTCGTGCTTGTACGTGTCAATCTCGAGAAGCTCACCGGAAGCAACAGACTCGACGATTGTAAGCGTTTGGTCTGTTGTAGTGTTTTTAATTGTAGCGTTTCCAACTACAGGGCCGTCAATTTCAAGAAACATCGTAACGTTAGTGTTTCCGAGGTTGGTGATTGTCGCGGCGCCAGTCTCTGCCGTTGACGTATTTTTACACGGAATAGTGACTGAGCTGTAACCAAGTGCGTCTGAGTCATCCCAAGAGTATTTGATCGGGTCGGACGCGCGTAGACCGATCGAGAACTCCGTCTTCCCTCGAGAGTTCACTGTTTGTATCTCAGGTCTGCCGCTGAGTCTCACGAATGACGCTCTTGTCGGCGATTCATTTGTCTTCAGCCACGCGCCTTGCCGAGCGAGAGACGCTGCACGAATTAGGGTGTCTCTTGCCGTAGACACGTATTCCGGCCCTGGCGGAAAAAATACTCCAGTAAGATTTATCTGTCGCGCGGCCCAGCGGCCGTTTGCCTCATAAGAGCCGTCTCCCCATCCGCGAGGAATGTCTGGAACCTCCGGGTCTGGAAGACCCCACCAGCCTTCAATGTCTGTGCAGATCCAAATGACATTATTTGAGTCAATTGAGTTCAACACTAAAGTGTCGAGAATAACGTCTTCCTGTAGAAAGAGACCTGAGAAGACTGGCGGCGGTAGCGGTGTTAGCGCCTTATTGACTACAGAGGTTTCGAAGTCTTGGCCTTCAGGATCGTTGTACGAGCCTTCTCCGTATAGACCTTCTCCGTAATAGAGAATCGCGCCGTCTTCTGTGTACAGTGTCATCTTATGCCGCCATGTCTCGTCCTTCGTCGGTCACCCGACACAGCAACATTCTATCACAGTGAGAGAGCCCAATTAGAGCGAGTTCGCGCCCTGATGGTTGTTCTTATTGCGATAGCGCGGGAGCAATTACTGGGCGTTTACTGCCCACCATGTGGCGACAACATCCGCCGCCGGAGTCTCCGTGCCGTCAATCTCGTTGGTGAACACGGGTGAGAACGCTTCGACGTAGGTGACGAGTTCGGCTTCGGTCATCGCGTCGCCGGGAGCGTCATCAGCACAGACGCCGACCAGTGTCCAGTCTTGCGGAGAGTCGCCGACACGGGCATCGGGGAAGTAGCCGCCGTTAGTCACGAACCCGGGGATCGTGCCGTCGGCGTTCAAGGTATACGTTGTTACTTTCATACTGTTAATTCCTTCGGTTGTGCGAGGGCGGCTTCGACTTGCGGGATGAGTCCACGATGCTCGGCGTACAAGGCGACTTGTGGGGCGAACTTGTCGCTGACCGCATCCAGCCAGCCGTACTGAACCTCGAACGTCGGCACCTTGCCCTCGTTGAGCATCTGCTGTTCCATTTCGAGGTAGGTGATGAGTTCCCGTTGGGCGGCGGCACCGTTGATGCCGAGGTCTTGGAAGAAGATGAAGTTGCCTTCGTCGATCAAGCCCTGCCGTGAGCGGGCGGCGGCGAGCGCCTGCGAGAACGCCCGCATCACTTGAGCCTTCGACTCGTTCGCCTCGTACATTTCTTCGGTGATGACTTCGACACCTAACTTGTCGCAGATTGCTTCGTACTGGTGAACGAGGAACGTCACCTCACGGACGGCACCCCGCTGGTAGTTCTGCGTCGATTCGATCTGTGACGACAGTTCCAGAATGTCGATCTCTAACAGTTCGGCGGCGTACCCGGATGCTGATTCCAGTTCGTCTTGTTTCTGAGCGAGTTCGATCCGCTTACGGCGCAACCCCAACTCGGACTCCTTCAACGCTTCCCGCTTCCGTTCGATACGGGCGAGGATATGCTTCGCCGCACCAACATCGGTCAGGTCGGTGACGTTCAGCGAGACGGTCTTGAGTTGTGAGTCCGACTTGTAGAACGACTCGTTCGATGCGTCGATCCTTGGGAGCAGTTCGGTCACCTTGTCGATCATCTGCTCGTACCGTTCCGGTAGTTGCGATGCGGTGAGTGCTAGTTCGGTCACGACAGTCCTCCATGACAGTTTGATGTTGCGCCACCGTGATAGGAGGCGGTCGATGCGTCACCAAAGTCGGTGGCGTTCCCGGTGGTGGCGATCGTCCAGTAGTCGATGACGTTGTAACCCTCGCCGGGGGTACAGATACCTCTCGTCGTGTTCGACATAGACTTACATTTCCCTCGGGCAACCGTCAGGTCACCGAAGTCCGTAGCGTTTCCTGTCGTAGCGATGGTGACGTAATCCATCGTGTTGTACCAACCGGAAGCCGTAGCGTCACGACCGCCGACGATGACAGCCCTAGTAGTGGACGCAGAAGCACCGAGATCACGACGAGCCACCGTGAGATCACCAAAGTCGGTAGCGTTTCCGGTGGTTGCGATGGTCACATAGTCGATCTGGTTTCGGACTGTCGGGCCGGGAGTCGTGGCACCTCCGCAGAACAAGCCTCGGGTGGAGTTGGATGTTGCTGACGTATCACCACGGCTCACCGTCAGATCACCGAAGTCGGTTGCGTTGCCGGTCGTGGCGATGGTCACATAGTCGATGACGTCCGAGTTAGGGATGCCACCGCCGAACAGTCCTCGGGTAGAGTTCCCACAACCGCCCATTGCTGAACGAGCGGACGTTGTATCACCGAAGTCAGTAGCGTCGCCACCGGTCGTGAACGTCAGATAGTCAATGGTAACATCGTCCCCCAAGCCGGGACCGAACACGGCCCGAGTAGTGGAACCGACAGCATCCATCCGTGACCTTGCGGTACTCAACTTGCCGAAGTTCAGCGAGTTACCGGTCGAAGCGATGTTCAGGTATTCGATGTAGTCCCCGTTGTCGAACACGCCGATGTTGGAGATTGACTCCAACGGTGACGCTCCAAGCCCACCGTGACCGTCAGAGCAGGCACCCGGCTTCAAGATCGTCTCCGTGAGATCACCGAAGTCGGCAACATTACCGAATGTGGCGATGTCGATGTAGTCGATCACGTTGTAGTAGCCCTCACCCGAAGCAAACAGGCCACGGGTCGGAGAAGCGGCACCAGCCGCCTTTGCTCTTGCCACCGTCAGGTCACCAAAGTCTATCGAGTTTCCGGCAGATGCCAGCGTAATGGCTTGGATCACATTCGCTACGGTGCCGCCACCAGCGAACACGCCTCGGGTGGCATTAGACACACCGTTGCTCACCGAATAGTTTGTCTGATACAGGGTTCCCCACTGCACCGTGTTGCCGGTCGACGCAAACGCAACGTAGTAGATGCCGTCTTGGTCGATGGAACCGCCGTGAACGATGCCGTGGATGGGAGACTGGACCGCCATCGGGTTACGGCTCGCACCCCAACTTAGGTCACCGAAGTCCGTAGCATTACCAGTCGTAGCAATCGTGATGTAGTCAATCACGTTAGTCAGAACAGTTGGAGTTTGACCACCGAAGTTCAGACCTCGGGTTTCATTAGATGCTGTTCCATGATCGTCGTGAACCAACGTCAGGTCACCGAAGTCAAGGGCGGTCCCACCCTCAGCGATGGTCACATAATCCATCGTGTTGACACGGGTGCTGCTTCCGATATTGCCGCCGGTAAACACGCCTCTTGTAGAGGAAGACAACCCGTTGAGATAAGTTCGAGCCTGCGTCAGGTCACCGAAGTCGGTGGCGTTCCCAGTCGAAGCGATCAGTACCGTGTCGATCTGCGTTCTGACAGAACCGCCATCAACGAGACCGCCACCGAACAGCGCACGAGTACCGTCAGCAGTAGGCAGAACTAAGATCAGCCCACCGTGACCGCCAGAGGTGCCGTCAGCATTACGAGCAATGGTGAGATCACCAAAATCAACAGTGTTGCCGGTAGTGGCAATCTCAACATATTCAATGGTGTTACTGCCGTAAGAATTGGGATAACCGAGGGTGAATAGTGCCCTCGATGAAGAAGCCGCCCCAGCGTTACTGCTAGAAGCGACACTAAGATTACCGAAATCTGCGGAGTTGCCTCTAGCCGCAAGGGTCAAGTAGTCAATGGTGTCTCTTAGGACGGTAGCACTAGTCGTACCAACTCGGCTTACACCGCCAGCGTACAGACCTCTGACAGAGTTAGATGCGGGACCGCCAACGAAACGTGCTTGTGTTAGATCACCAAAATCCAGAGCGTTACCTAAAGAACTAAATGTAACGTAGTCAATAGTGTTATATGTGCTGAATACGGTCGCTGCTGAGTTCACGAACTGACCGCCCATAAACAAACCGTGAACAGGTGACTCAACTCCACCAGCCTCAGCCCTAGTTACTGTCAAGCCTCCTACGTTTATAGCATTACCCGTGGAAGCAATAGTCACATACTCGATGCGATTGCTAAAGGCGTAGTACGCACTCGTAATGTTTGCGCCGCCTATTACGAAACGTGTTTCGTTAGACGCACCCGCCTGACCGGAGGCGTTCTGTGTCAGATTACCGAAGTCTGTTGCATTACCCAGCGTGGCGATAGTTACATAGTCAATAGTGTTTTCTCTGGAGGTGGAGTAACCGCCAGCAAATAAAGCGCGAGTTGAAGAAGCCCCAGCCGCACCACCGTTACGAGCAACGGTTAGATCACCAAAATCGGTGGCATTACCCAGAGTCTCAATGTTGACATAGTCGATTACATCGCTACGAGCAGACCCCGTATAACCGCCAAAAAACAACGCACGGGTACCGGCGATTACTGCGCTAATAAACCCGGAGAAGGTAGACAACTTCATGTTGTCAGCCTCAGGCGCTCAGATCGCCAATAGCCACCCACACATCAGTGGCACGCTTGATCAACGTCACGCCACACCACTGATCCGACAACTTCAAATTACCGTCCTTAGAGTTGATGGTAACGCCAGTGTCGGGGGCCAACGTCGTCTGACCAGCACCAGTCTGAAGAACCAGAATCTGAGAACCCACAGGGAAAGCAACTGAGGAGTTCGGGGGAACAGTCAACGTATTTGCCGAAGCATTGTTCATCTCCACCAACTTACCACCGTCAGCAAGAACCAGCGTGTAGGTGGTTCCAGTCTGCTCGTTCTGCTGAAGTTCATTGATGTTAGAAACATCGGCTTCAACTGCATCAATGCTGGCTTCGACGTCAGTGTTAGAGCCAACTGCCAGGTTGCCGCCAATGGTGACGTCACCACTCGCGTCAATGGTCATACGCTCACTACCTGCCGTATCAAAGCGGATAGTGTCGTCGTCTGTGCCCTCTTCGACGTGGACGATGGTATCTCCATCTGCGTCGGTCAAGAACGCTGTAACAGCGGCGGTGTTACCTAACTCCACCCATGCGCCGTCATAATACGTGAACGTGCGCCCCGTATCTGACTCATACCACATATCTCCTGATACAGGAGAAGCAGGGGGCGTGTCGGAGATCTCAAGACTCAGGCCGCGCAGAACAGAGCCGTACAACTTCCAGTACGTACCGTTCCATACCCAAGTTTTGCCCCCTGAGGTAAACGAGTCATTTACTGATGGGGACGACGGAAAATCAATTGCCATTACACCCTCCAGTGTCAGAACTATAGTAACACATTATCAATCACCTTCGTCGATCTGAACCCAACTAACAGTGTCCTCGTCCCAGCCATACGCATTGCCGTCATTTGGTTTAGGGGCCGGAGCGTTCCACAAGCAGGTATCTTCGTCTAGCACCCATGACGGGTATGGCTGTGACGGAATAAAAGCATCGCGGCTTTCATCATAGGTGCCGCCGATAGACGCATGGTTTTTGCGGAATGGAACACCTCCATCCAAGTGTTGACCACCAAACATGTCGCAATCAGACCCCACAGCCCTACAGCCGTGAAACTCACCGTAATACGATTCCCAGTTATCAACACCGTCCACGACAACATTGGGGTTTTGACCAGTGATGATATCGGTCACAACATTGTTTTCGTCAAGTAAAGCATAATGCCACATCGTCAACTCCAAGAAACAGAGCCAGAACCGGCAGTAATAGTAGTGATCTTGGTTGATCCGCTTGTGGTGGTAGAAGCAGTATGACCTGCCGCAACTGTCAAGGTATATACGTCTGGATAGCGCAGAATAACAACACCAGAACCACCACGGGCACCCAAGGAGTTGGTATTCCATCCTCCTTGACCACCGCCGCCACCACCGCCAAGACCGTGCGTACCAGCAGAACCGTTTGCAGCACCGTTCCCGCCACCACCAGCACCACCGGAACCAGTAGCGGTAGCACCGTTTCTGCCGCCACCACCACCGCCAGCGTAATAGGTGCCATAAAACGCAAGACCAGCACCACCGTTCATGTTGCTACCACCTGCACCGGCACCACCACCGCCACCGCCAGCCCACGAAGTCGTGCTACTTGCGCCAGCGTTTCCTTGACCAGCCGTTCCCAATCCCCGATTGGCGTTTCGGAAACATCCACCGCCGGAACCGCCGCTTTGACCGCCACCGCCACGGCTAGCGGCACGACCACCGCCAATTGCTGTGGCCGAATCGAATACTGAGTTTCCGCCACTAGAGCCAACGCTGAGCGATGGCGATCCACCGCCAGCACCGCCAACTGTTACAGTGTAATTAGAACCAGCCGTCAAAGTCACGGTACTGGTCAGGAAGCCACCTGCGCCTCCACCACCGCCTCCGCCGTCGGCATCGTCGCCTCCTCCGCCACCCCCGCCGCCAGCGACAACCAGATATTCAACCTCTAGCGGCGGACGGCCATACCTGATCGCCCCAGCAGGCTGAGAAACCGCACCTAAAATAGGCATCAGGCAAACTGAACCTGCTGAGCCAACACCGTAAACGTAGCGCTAGCAGTCTTGACAACAGTAAACAGGTAAGCATCAACCGAACTAGCATTACCCGAAGTGGGTGCAGAACCACCCGACCACTTGGGTGTCACCGCCGAACCGTCAACCTGAAACGCCGTCGGATAGTAAGCTGTCGCGCCGTTGGTCACTGCGTGAACAGCGGTGACCGATTCACCGACAGCCAACACAGAATCAAGACTGGTAGACGCATCGCCACGGAAATTGTATGTCCAGTTCGCCGTAGCATCCGCCGTGAAATAATGTGCGCCTGACGACTTCAGATCGACGTTCACGGTTCCTGTGGCCGCTGTAGCCGAAATGGTCCACAACTCCAACGGAGCCTTCAACGTGAAAGCGGTCGGCTGATTCAGAATGTAATCATGCGAAGTCGCAACAGCAGAACTATTGACACCAACCTTCGCCTGAAGCGCCTCGATTGCGGGCATCGTTCCAGAATCCAACGTAGTGGGAAAGGTAGTAGACCCACCAGCAATAGTACCCGTAACCGTAAGATCGCCGGTCATAGCGACATTGCCTGAAGGGTTGATCGTCATACGCTCGGTACCAGCAGTATCGAAACGTAAGTAATCTTCGTCGGGGGACTCTTCTACGTGGACGCGGGTATCGCCATCCGCATCAACGATCTGATTAGAGATCGGGGTCGATACGACAACATCCCACGTCGATCCGTTCCACGTCCACGTCTTGTCACCGACGGTGACGGTGTCGCCGTTAGAAGGAGAGTCGGGGAAATTGATCGCCATTACTCAGCCTCAACTACTTCCCATGAGGTCGTGTCTTCGTTCCACGTGTACTCCTGTCCGTCATCAGGCATCGGGGTGGGGGCGTCCCACAGGCAGGTGTCCTCGTTCAGGACCCACGAAGCGTACGGCTGGGGCGGAATGAAGGCGTCACGGTCGGCATCGTACGTGTATCCGATACCGGCGTAGTTCTTACGGTACGGGGTGCCGTCACCAGTGTGCTGTCCGCCCTGCGTGTTGTACGAGGTGCGCTTACAGGTCTGGCCCCGGAACTCACCGTAGTAAGCCTCCCAGTCCGTAACGCCGTCAACGACTTCATCTTCATCACGTCCGACGATGACCTCAGTGACGACGTTGTTGTTGTCAAGAAATGCGTAATGTGCCATAGGTGTGATTATACCTCTTACTCGGGGGTCGGTTCTTCAGTTACAGGGGGCGGCACAAACTCATCAATAGCAGGATCGTAGGTGTAGCCGATTCCGGCGTAGGTGCCACGGAAGTTCCCGTTGTATGAGGTTTGCTTCCATTCGCCTGCGAGTCCGAGAACGTCAGCGATGAACGTCTGTCCTGCTGATTCGTTGTTGGGGGCAGGATCAGGGCAGTTGTCGTCGGAAATGACAATGACCTCAATGACCGTGTTGTTGTCAATGCGTGCGAAATGTGCCATTAGTTCTTGAACCTCACTAGGACAATGCCGGATCCACCAGAGGAGCCGTCGCCACCACCGCCACCACCTGTGTTGGTGGCTCCTGCTGTAGATGCGTTGCCCGGGTCTTTGCCGTTTCCACCACCGCCAAGACCGCCGAGGCCACGGGTCGTGCCGCCTTCACCGCCGCCTCCACCTGCGTAATAGGTAGTTCCTGCGGACTCACCACGAAACGTCGATGCGTCCAGTCCGTCGCCACCGTTGCCGCCTGCGCCCGACGTAGCGTTAGCACCAACTGCCCCAGCACCGCCGCCGCCGCCACCAGCACTAGACGCACCGCCGCCGCCGTTATTGCCGCTTGCGTCGTCGCCCTTGCCGCCGACAGCCGTGGAGTATCCACCGCCACCACCGGAGGCACCGTTTCGACCTTGCAGGTATTGGTTAGTGCTACCGCCTCCACCGACGAACGGTTGACCGCATCGTGAACCGGTGCCTCGGTAGCCGTTCACCGAATCGCCAGCACCGACAACGACCGTCTGGTTCGTGTCGAAATATACCTTGTCGAACTGGCGGTAGCCACCAGCAGCACCAGCACCACAGATGAGGGAGCCAGCAGTACCGCCGCCACCGCCACCGCCAACAACAAGAACGTCAAACACGCCAGCCTTAGTCACGGTCAACGTGCTGGACGAAGTGAACTCCAACAAAGTGTACGAATCGCCATCAACCGTGATCGTGGAGGATGTGCCGCCAGTAGCGGCACCGTATGCTACGCCTGCTCCGCCACCACGAAAAAAGATTGCAGAGGACGCAGATGTGAAGTAAAGACTTCCGCCCTCCCACTGTCCAACGTCCAACGAACCAGCAGTATCAACCGTCGCAGTACCAGCCGTAACCGTCGTCGTACCAGCACCAATGTTGTGAATCCACACCGTGTCACCAGCCGCAAACACACCGTCATCAACAGTAATGGTCGTCGCCCCAGCGTTATTCATTACGATGCGAGTGTTCTCATCACCGGCAGCGAGTGTGTAACTTGCTGTCTTGGTAGAGGTGGGGGCGGTGGCATTGACCTTGCCAGAGACCGTCAGGTCACCGGTTACGTCTAACGCGGTCGTGGGGGACGTGTTGTTGATACCGACACGGTTGGTACCGGTATCAATCTTCAGGACGGTGGGGTCGGGATAGTTGCCGTATGCGGCCCAGACGGTACCGTCCCACTGCCACGTCCTACCGCCAGCAGTGTACGTGTCACCGGTGGTTGGGGAGTTTGGAAAATCAATTGCCATTTAGACGGCCTCCAACGCACAAGATCTCACCAAATTATACACTACACGAGCAGCCGCGATTTTACGAGCTGTTGAAGAATAATTGGCTATTCTTCGAGCTCTTCAGGCGGCGGTGCGATCCAGTTGGCGCCGTCATAGGTCCAGCCGGGACCAGCGCCAACACCATCAGGAATAGCAACAACGGCCAGCCCATCGGGTGCGGTGTAGTCGGTTTGACCGTCCCACACGATAGCGTTCACAACCAAACCGTCAGCGTTGATTAGTGCGTATTTCATGCGTACAACTCCACGATCACAATCCCGTTAGCACCAGCACCAGCGGCGGCGGTTTCGGTTCCGCCACCACCGCCGCCGCCATAATCCCTTCCGTTTGCGCCAGGAGTTGTGTTACGTCGGCCTCCATAGCCGCCGCCACCGAAATGCGAGCCGCCGCCGTTACCGCCGTGGCCGTCGTCCTCAAGGCTTCCAGTGCCGCCGTCGTTTCCACTTACCGCAAAATCACCGGTACACGCCGACGACAACCCGCCTACCCCGCCATAAGTAGCAAGCCCTGAAGTGCCACTACCGCCGACACCGATAACCAGCGCTCCACACGACGAATTTCCACCAGAGGACGAATCACCCTGAACACCGGAAGCAACGCCAGCACTACCAGCACCGACCGTAATGGTTTCTGATGCTCCAAGGCTAGCGATATCGGTAATGAACGATTCCGCCATAGCACCGCCACCACCACCGGGCGACGAAGTGTAGGCGACGTTCCGGTTAGCGCCGCCCGCACCAGCACCCTGACACTTCACACGGATCGCCCTCAGCCACGGATACGTCGCTTTCGTGAACGACCCCGACGAAGTGAAATACAGCGTCTGGACATAACGGTAACCTCTAGAAGTAAATTCTCCTGTAACATCTAGATCTCCAGAAACTGCTGCGTCTCCTGTTACATCTAGAGTGACAGAGGGAGACGCACTGTTGATACCAACCCTGTTGTTAGTGGTGTCTACTTTGAAGATGTCAGGGTTGGTTTGTGGCCCGTAAATGGTCCAGACGGTGCCGTCCCATTGATACGTTTTGCCGGACGCGACGAACTGGTCGCCAACAGAGGGGGAATCGGGAAAGTCGATCGCCATAGGTCAGTCTCCGAGAGTAGCAGGGGTCCAGTTCAGCAGGTTCTCGTCACGACCGACAATCACGCCAGTCACGATCCCGTCGTCGTCAAGGAAGGCGTAGTGAGCCATCAGGCAACCTCCCAACTGACGTTGTCTGAACCTGCCGTAATCACCGTCACCTTGTCCGATCCGACAACGCTCGTCGTTGAGGTCAGCCCAGCGCCAACAGTTATCGCCAGCGTTGACGGGTATCGGAAGATCACGGCACCGGAGCCACCGTTGCCGCCGAGATGAGTTTGGTCACCGCCGCCGCCACCGCCACCAGTTCCAACTTGACCTGCGCTTCCTGTCCCCGGTCCAGTCAAGTTGGAGCCGCCATCTCCCCCACCACCTAGACCACCGTCACCGAAGTTGCTGATGTCTTGGACACCGCCGCCACCGCCGCCAGCAAAGTAGACATCGCTTCCGCTGACTTCTCCAACGGATGCGCTGGAAGCAATAGTCGTCGTGACGATAGTTGAGATCGACCCGATACCGCCGTTGCCGCCAGAGGATGCTGTTCCGTTGGAACCGGCGGCACCAGCACCACCACCTCCACCACCTTTCTTATCGGGGTTGAGGTCGCCGTCGCCGCCGTCGTTGCCTTGACCTGCTGTTCCTAACCCGCCAGAGCCAGCGGTCCAACCGCCACCGCCACCACCGGAACCGCCGTCATAGCCATCTCGATCTGGTGCGCTTTGAGCGCCTCGCCCGCCAGCACCGCCACCAACAGACGTGAAGGAATCGAACACGGAGTTAGAACCATTCATCGTCAGAGGTTTCGGCACCGTTGATGATGCCGCTCCGCCAGCACCTACCGTGACGAGATACGAAGTGCTAAGTGAACGCTCCACGGATGTGTTAGTCAACAAGCCACCCGCACCTCCACCACCGGCGTATGAGTAGCCGCCTGCGCCGCCGCCAGCAACAACCAAATAGTCCAACAGAAAGTTGCCAACAGTTGCATCAAGAAGGCGGAAACTCGGTCCTCCTTGTTTGACAGAGTAGATCGCCATGACTTACGAAATCTCCGACCCGTAAGCCTGAAACGTCAAGTCCCCGGACGAGGCGTAGGCTTCAAGAACATCGGTCGCATCTAACGTCAAGCCGACGGTGAAGATCAGCGTGTCGCTTCCAACGAGAGGTGCGTCATAAACCAGATAGTGCTGATTCGCCAGCGAAGCACCGTTCGGCCTAACGGAGATTCGGAATGTAACACTAGATGACGACCGGTTACAGACGACGATGCTGGACACGACCGCCTCGGTAGCAGACGGCACCGTGTAGATAGTCGTCGCTGTCGTTGCGGACGGTGCGATCTGTCCGAGCACCTTGTAAGCCTGCGCCATGTCTTTACGCTCCCATCGTCATAAAACTGTTAGCGAAACCCGTGTCACCACCGCTTGCCGCTGTGGACGCACCGATTTCTATCCACGTACCGTCATATCTTATCAAAGTCTGAGATTGATCACTTCTATACCAGATGTGACCATCTAAAACGCCCGTCGGCTCCGTGTCCGAGGTAGTGGAGCGTACAGTGAATGTTCCATACACAGTCCACGCGGTTCCGTCCCATAGGTAGGTTTTACCGTTGGTGGTGTAGGTGTCGTTTACTGAAGGGGAGTTAGGAAAATCAATAGCCACGGCTCAGTCTCCAATGTCAATGATAAATTTCTGCGATGCGGTGAGTGCTAGTTCGGTCATTGGAGTCCTCCGTGACTGTCTGATACACCATCAAGCCGTGAACGGGCTTGTGTGAGAGACCCGTAGGTCGTGGCGTTCCCGGTGGTCGCAATAGTGATCGCATCACAGGTTGCGGTACTAAGGCCACCACAGAACACTCCGGTCGTGCTGTTAGACACGCCGCCACTTCCCTCTCTTGCGGTAGCCATGTTGCCAAACGATGTTGCGTTCCCAGTCGTGGCGATGGTCACATAGTCGATAGTTGAGGTTCCACTATTGCCGCCACTAAACACGCCACGAGTCGCTGATGACACCCCGCTAAGCCAATGGCGTGACACGGTGAGATCGCCGAAGTCGGTGGCGTTTCCGATGGTCTGAATCGTGATGTAGTCAATGACGTTGGAGTTAGCCCCAGTCCAGCCACCTCCGAAGATGCCCCTCGTCGGGGATGCGAGCGATCCTGATGTTTGCCGAGCGACCGTCAGGTCAGCGAAGTCGGTTGCGTTGCCGGTCGTGGCGATGGTCACATAGTCGATGACGTTCACTTCCGACGTTGTGTAACCGCCTGCGAAGATGCCTCTCGTCGGATCAGAGCAACCGAATGTCGACTCCCGGGTGATAGTCAGGTCACCGAAGTCGGTGGCGTTGCCTGCGGTAGCCATCGTGATGTAGTCGATCACGTTGGAGTTCGCTCCCGTGTAGCCTCCACCGAACAGACCTCTGGTCGTAGAAGAACACGACCCGACACCCCTTCTGGCTGTCGTGAGGCCACCGAACACAAGGGCGTTACCACCCGTTGAGATCGTGAAGTAATCGATGGTGCTGACAACGCTTGGCGTGTAACCGCCTGCGAGGATGCCTCGTCCTGACGCAACTTGCGATTCCGGAGTAAGTCCACCGTGACCGTTAGAGCAGGCGGCGACAGACTGACGGGCGACAGTCAAGTCACCGAAGTCAACGGCGTTCCCGAGCGTGTCGATCTCTACGGAGTCAATGACATTCGTTACGCTACCGTCGGTACCTCCACCGAAGATGGCACGAGTGGAGGATGCCGCACCAGCAAGCCACCGACGGGCAAAACTCAGGTCACCAAAGTCCGTGGCGTTACCTGCGGAGGCCAGCGTGATGTAGTCAATGACATCTAGGTTACCGGAGGCGCCGACTCCACCTGCCGCTAGTCCACGAGTGCTGTTCGATGCCGCCGCCAGTCTCCACCGTCCGACAGTCAGTTCGCCCCATGCGATAGCGTCACCCGTGGAGGCGATCGCCACATGGTCGATTCGGGTGTCATAGTTGAATGCGGCTGTACGTCCGCCGACGAAGATGGCGTGGACCGGAGATGCGAGGCCTGCCAGCGCTTGGGCGGCTTCTGTCAGATCACCGAAGTCGGTGGCGTTCCCAGTTGTAGCGATCGTGATGTAGTCGATTGTGTTATTCCTAGAGCCAGCCGCTAGACCACCGGCCCACAGGCCACGGGTTTCGTTCGACGCACCACCGAGTTCCCACCTAGCGACTGTCAAATCCCCGAAGTCGGAAGCGTCCCCAGTCGTTGCGATGGTCACATAGTCGATGACATTGGAATAGCCTCCGCCAACGTAACCGCCTCCGAACACTCCACGAGTCGTGGAACTGAGGCCCGCAAGGTAGTACGCCGTTCGAGTTAGGTCACCGAAGTCCGTGGCATTACCAGCGGAGACAACTTCCACATAGTCAATGGTGTTCTCCTCCCCTGAGGCGCTTTCGCCGCCTGCGAACAGCGCATACACGGCATCTCCTGGCCATCTGTTACCAAGAACAGCAGCATAATGTTCAGATAAAACCCAAACACCAGAAGCATCAGAAGCAACCGGGTTTTTATCAATGCCTATGAACTTACGGGTAGGCATTACGAGATCTCTTCATACGAGCAGATGACGTGTAGATCGTCAGCAGCCGAGGCGGTGACCCCGATAGACCTATCCTCCTCGAGATAGATGGCCGATGACTTATCAATAAGAACAAGCGTCGAATCGGCGGGAACATTGATAGTGTGAGCAATCTTTGTGCCGTTTGTAGAACCGACAGTGGCGGTGTCCCAGACAACGACAGTAATTGTGGCGTCGTCTGTGCCATCAACGTTGGAAACAATAATATTGTTGATCTTGAACACCTTGCCAGACGACGCGGAGTTAGAAACGAGCGTGTTCTCACTTGTGTCTGCGAGGCGTACTAGAGCGGTTTTGGCGGTGATTGTTGCGACGTTTACAATATTAGGTGCAGCCATGTCAGCCTCCAAAAACCATAGCCATTGCAATGGCCTTGCCTGTCGTGGCGACCGATGCGCCGTTCGTAGTGATTGTGCCAGTCACCGCTAACCCAGCTGAGTCCAGCGTCATCTTTTCAGTCCCGGCGATGTCAAATCTTATTGTGTCCTCGTCGGCAGATTCTTCGACTTGAATCTTTGTATCGGTATCAGCATCTTGCACAAAGCTCGCAATGTTAGCTGAGTGACCGATCTCCACCCATGTCGAATCGTAGTAGATGAGCGTTTGCGAGGTATCAGAGCGATACCACATGTCACCCGACTGTGGAGAACCTGGAGCCGTGTCAGACACGCTAAACGTCTGAGTTGGAGTAGCGCGAACCTCCCAATACGTGCCATTCCATAGCCATGAACGATCGCCTACTGAGTAGATGTCATTGACGCTAGGAGAGTTCGGAAAATCAATCGCCATTACGGTGCCTCAGGGTACGGATATCGTTCTTTTATTGATTGTACCACGCTTAGCCAGTCTTGTTCTGTGGCTTCGCCTCTCTGATATGAGAAGAAGAGGGGGTCGGCTTCTTGGGTGTAGGCGTTTCTACGTTGGGTTTCTATTTCGGCCCGTTGTTGTTGGTATTGGACTTGGGGCCATGCGGCATCCAACTCAGCCTGTGACGGCTTCGGCGTGTCGGACAGCCATGTCAAACCGGCGTAGTCGTCGCCCTCTAACGTCCACTCGGCATCCCGATAGTTGGCGGTCAGTACGGCAGCGTAATCGGTCACGCTGACACCTCCATGACGGTGATGGTAGACACGGTTCGGCGGCGCGTGGCGGCGTCGGTGTCGCTGTCGGCGCGGTTGACATACACCGTCTCGGTGCTTGAGAGGGTGTTAAAGAGGGACACGCCGTAGATGAGGCTGGATGTTGATGCTGGGCTATCGAGATAGACGGCGGTTCCGCCCTGGATCACAGTTGCGCCAGTAACAGAGTAGTTTAAGGTCGTGAGCGGTAACCGTGAACCCGGACTCGCGGGCTGAGCAATCGGGGTCCCGTCGCGGGTCAAACTGTAGGCGGACGATCCGGTAGGGCCCCAAGACTCGGCGGCAACAACGGTTGAGATAACAAGGATCTTGGAAGCGGTCGATGACGGAGTGATGGTCGCCGTGAGACCAGTTACGGCGGTGCTCGCAAATCCGGCCAGCGAGGCCGAAAACGTGTCGGTCTTGGTAGTTGACACAACTTGCAAAATCTTGCCTGCCCCCGCACCAGCAAAACTGATATTCCCAGAAGCATCAGTAGTAGCAATAGACGTACCATCAGAGTTCTGCCAATTATCAAAACGAAGAATAGAAGCCATCAGTTACCCTCCAAACCAAACGCGGCCCGGATTTCATCTACCGAAAGACCGAGGGCCGCAAGTTTGTCGATAGCGGATTGTTTAGCAGCAGCCTCGGCAACAACAGCATCCTGACGGGCGGTCTCCTCTTGAAGATCAAGTTCAGCCACGGCAACCTCGTCAGCGGTCATATCTCTAAATACAACTTCCCCAGTTGCAGCGTCAAAGCGATGAGTTTTCATGACTGTTTAACTCCGTATACCCAAATATTCCCAGATATGTTCTGAGAAATACCAGATGCGAGATGAATACCATCGTGAGAGTTTGTGTTATTTACACTAGCCCCGCCCCACGTTTGATAGTTGTAATTCGACGCACCAGCCTTAGAGTGCGATAGCCAGTGGCACGCCGTATTCAGGCTTTGGTACGGGTTAAGAATTGTTATCTCAGTAGTCAGATCATAATTACCCGTTCCACCGTACATATATGATTGTCCGCTACCGCCTTGTCCCGACACAGCGTTTCCAGCCCTAGTGTTGCAATAGGCGCTCTCGTAAACACTGGTCTCTGGGGTGCCGCCCGTCGTCATTCGTATAAACCACAACCCATCTGAGGCATGATCAAAGTAAACGTAAACTTTATAGACCGAATATGTGCTGGTGAAGCAGTTATCAATTTGAACATTGATAGCACCTGAGAAAGAAGTAGTTGCGACAAGGACGGAACCCGGCTCAGTAAACGAGTATGCTGAAACCTCGCTGGCGGTAGCGGCTTCCGTGCCCCCTGTATTCTGCCAAGTATTAAACCTTAAGGTACTCACTGGGGGGCCTCCAAACCAAAGGCTTCACGAATCTCATCAACAGTTAAACCAAGGGCAGCAAGTTTATCTATAGCCGACTGCTTTGTGGCTTGCTTGGCGACCTGAGCGTCAATACGTGCCTGCTGAACAGCGGGCCACGCGGCATCCAACTCAGCCTGCGTGGGCTTCGGCGTATCGCTAAGCCATGTCAAACCATCGTAGGTGTCACCGTCAAGAGTCCACTCAGCATCGGGATAGTTGACAGTCAGAACAGCAGAATAGTCGGTCATCCTGCCACCTCCATCAGAGTGATGGTTGACTGAGAGCGAGCATGAACTATGTTGTCAGAGTCTACTGGGGACCGATTCACATAATAGGTGTCAGTCGCTCTTGCGTAGTATTCAACTTGATAAGTAAGAGCAGAAGTTGAAGCAGGACTGTCTAAGTACTGCCCATAGATTTGCCCTCTTGAAGCATTAGACGCAGGATCTAAATCAAACATCGAAACAACGCCGGGGCGACTACCAGCAGCATCCCCAGACCCGACAGAAGTTCCATCTCTGCTGATTTGAAATGCAATATCTGCTTCTCCGGTCCCACCATCATTTCTTGCTCCGTTTAGACTTACCATAATAAGAATCTTTGAACTTGTAGATGATGGAGTTATGGTTGCAGAAAGACCAGTTACGGATGCCGTACTGCCGCCAGTTATGGAAGCGGAAAATGTGTCTGTCTTGGTGGTGGACACGACCTGAATAATGTGGCCGGGAGCGATTAACGCACCAGCATCAGCAACATTCAAACTATGACCGGTAGGGACAGAAATAACATTACTGTTCTCTGTTAAACCCTCAATAGACCCGACCGTTAACCTGCTCATACGATACTCCACTCACTACCAGAAGACACGGTTACTGTTACTCCATCAGCAATAGTAATGGGGCCAGCAGAAACACCATTGTATCCTGACGGGATCGTGTAATCCGTGGAGATCGTTTGACCGTTCAGGAAGATCGGGGTGCCCGCAGAACCAATGTAGATCCGCCACGCACTACCATCATAGACGTACGTGTAGTTGGTGTCGGTTTCAAAGATGACCTGCCCCTCGTATGGCAAAGCAGGACGGGTTGTTGAGGTGCAGACTCCCGGCTGGAGAATACTGTTCGGTACAGAGTTACTTAAACCCATGATACTGTTCCTGTTCCAGCAGTAAAGACGGTAACTTTATCGTTGCCGACTGTCGTGGTTGTTGAGGTGAGGCCAGCAGAAACATCTACAGTAAGATTGCTGGAGTAACGGATGATAACAATCCCAGACCCGCCGTTGCCGCCCCTCCCGACACCTTCAGTTGACACACTTGACGCACCTGCACCACCGCCACCGGTGTTGACGGTACCGTCAGTTCCATTCTGATCTGTTCCCGCTCCTGTTCCCCCGCCGGATGACGCAGAACCATATGCGTTAGCGCCACCGCCCGCTCTGCTCACTGAACTCCCAGTGATGGTGCTTGCTACCCCAGATCCGCCGTTAGCGCCCGCCGAACTACCACCTCCAGCGCCTCCAGTGCCGCCAGCACCGCCACCACCACCACCGGTTTCAGCACCACCTGCTCCGCCATCATAACCTTGATTTAATGTGCCGCTTCCTTCTATTCCAGAGTTGCGGCCACCACCACCACCAGAACCACCGTCTCCGCCCTCTCTGCCACCCACTGACACCGAGTACAGACCGCCGTACCCTCCACCTACTGACGTTATTGTGGAAAATTCGGAATCAGAACCTTCAAATGCACGACTTGTTAAGCGGATTCCTCCCGCTCCCCCCGCGCCGACAGTCACAGTGTAATTGTTGGAATACCCCAAAGTGAGCGTTGACTCTGCTGAAGCACCCCCTCCTGAAGGCTCTGTACTCCACGTGGAACGGTAACCACCGGCACCACCGCCACCACCAGATCTTGTATTGGTGCCGGAAGCCCTTTCTTCACCACCGCCACCGCCAGCAATCACCAGATAATCGACAGTAAATTCTGGAGAGTTCCTGAACTTCAACCATCCAGCAGTGGAGTGATAATACTCGGGTTCACCGGTCGTCTCATTGAATCTCATCTGACCGGCAGTAGGAGACGAGGGGCGCTCGGCAGTAGTACCAGAAGGCAACTGCACACCTTCACCAGACGTATCACCAATGTTTACCCATGTTGATCCGGCCCACACAAACACTTTGCCGGTATCGGTTTCAAAGATGACTTGTCCGGTGAACGGGTTATCTGGGCGGTCTGTTGAAAGACATACCCCTGTTTTAAGAGAACCTGAAGAAGTAGAAGAAACAGCCATTACCAAGTCACCGTCCCAGTTCCCGCCGTAAACGTCACCACGGTATCAGTACCATCAGTTGTAGAAGAAGAAGTTAGCCCAGCAGATACGGTTGGAGAGCCAGACGCGGTAGGGAACCTGATAATCACAACACCAGAACCACCTGCTCCGGCAACAGCACCGCCAGCGCCGTCAGAACCTGCGCCTCCGCCACCACCAGTATTGGCAGTACCGGCTGTAGCAGATCCGCCCCCACCACCGTGAGCATCACCGCCGCCGCCAAGTCCACCAGAACCTCCGACAGAACCGTTCAGGCCACCTCCGCCACCACCACCGCCAGCATAGTAAACAGAAGAGCCTGTTATGGACGACGCTACACCGTTACCGCCATCTCCACCTGTCCCAGTAGCGCTAGATGCCCCGTTACCTCCTACAGCACCCGCTCCGCCACCACCTGCTCCGCCGCCGTTGGTGCCGCCGCCATTGCCACCGCTATTTCCTTGACCAGATACTGGACTACCTGCACCAGCGTTATCACAGGCCGAGCCACCTCCAGAACCACCGTCAATGCCAGCCAGAATATGACCTCCGCCACCACCACCGCCGCCATAAACGTAAGCAACACTAAATACACTAGAAGTCCCGTTATTACCGCTGTCCCTAGATGCTGCACCAATACTTCCACCAGCACCAACCGTTACAAGATAATTGCTGCCGACAATACAGGGCGTTGTCCCAGTCTTCATACCGCCTGCACCGCCACCACCGGAACCACCAATAGCAGTGGACTGAGCGCCTGCACCCTTACCTCCAGCGCCCCCACCAGCAACAACAAGATAGTCAATAGAGATTTGCTTTGCACTTACACGCCAGACAGTTCCGTTCCACGTATAAGTCAGATCACCTACGGTATAGGTATCGTTTACTGAGGGGGCGTCAGGGAAAGATAAAGGCATTAGTTACTCACCACCTGCCAACTAACCGTCGTCTCATCCCAAACATACGACTGGCCGTCATCAGGCAAAGCGACAGGTGCTTCCCACACATAGTCGGTGAGCACCCACGACGGGTACGGCTGAGGTGGGATGAACCCTGTGCCGTCGTACTCCCAGCCGATAGCAGCCGGGTAGCCGGTCGTGTACTCGACCATCGACCCATCGGCAGGGGCCACCCAGTCGGCACCAACAACGACCACGTTCGCGACGACGCTGCCGTCTAGCACGGCTACGACACGTTCACTCATCACGACTCCTGATATTCGATCCACACGTAGCCAGAACCACCAGCGGCTCCGACGGTCCCTGCGGTGCCACCAGCACCCACAGTCACGGCGATGCTGGCGGCAGGTGTCACGGTGTCACCGGCCACGATGTAGGCACCGTCTGCGCCCTTGCCGCCGGATGAGTAGGCGTTGGCTCCGGCTGTGCCTGTTGCGCCTTGCCCACTATTAGGCGGTCCGGCAGCGTGTCCGTAGTAGGTATTCTGGCCCACGATGAGGATTCCACCACCGCCTTCGGCGGTGACGGTGCCACCGGCGAACGCCACCGACGAGTCGCCGCCGTCACCTTGCGTCGCCGTAGTCCCGCTTGTAGTACCGCCGCCTCCGCCACGGATATGGGCGACCGCATACGTCACACCAGCAGGCACCGTCCAAGTACCAGAACTCGTAAATGCTGCAACTTTTGTCATCTTGCTGATACCTTTCCAAGACGATCCATCGTAGAACTGAATAGCGTTTGTGTCTTGTAGGTAGACCAAATCTGCTTCTGTCGGAGAAGTTATTGCGGCATCTCTGGCCGCTGAATCAGCGTAAGAGGCCAGAGTGATAGAAGAACCAGACGGAGGAGCACCAAACTCAACCCACTGTTGAGAAGAACCATCATCATAATAAATATAGGCACGACCGTCATCAGAGTCATACCAAATATCCCCAGCAGCCGCCCCAGTAGGAGCAGAAGAAGAAACGATCCCGCCCTTATTGCTTTCCCACGCAGAACCAGACCAGAAACGAATGTTATTCGTATCAGTCTCGTAAATAACCTGACCCTCAAAGGGGTTCGCGGGGCGCGTTGAACTAGTGCATACCCCGGGCCTAATCCCAAGACGCCCCAAAGCAGCGTCAATAGCCATCAGACTTCCTTCACCCAGCCAACACCAGTGATATTCACACCAGTGCGATCAGCAACAGCTCGTAAAGTTTCCGCGGCAGTGATTACTAAAGCAGTGTCGAAAATAACAGTATCGTTAGCAGCAACAGGTAGTTGATAGAAAATCGCGTTACTCGCTGTACCAGTGGAGCCAATAGCGATCGTCACCCACGCGTCAACACCATTTGTGTTCGTGATCATGATTTGCTTAACTACCCAAAGGCGACTTGCTGGGACAGTACCAAGAGTGGTGTCAGAAGTTCCTACTGCTGACGGACCAATAAGTCTACCTTCGGTGCGATCTCCTACTGCCATTACGGTCCAATCTCCATCAAAAGAATCGCAGCATCTGTGCTGCTACTGGTAATCGTTGGATTGACGCTTCCAGTGCCGCCAACCTCGACCCAAGAGCTATCATAATACACTAGAAGACGACCCGTGTCAGACTCAAACCACATGTCGCCTTCGGACGGTCCAGCCGGGTCAGTGTCGCTAACGGTAACCGACGCGCCGCCTCCAGCAGACACCCACGTTGATCCGTTGTAGATAAACAATTCGGCATCGTCTGAGTCGTACCAAATGTCGCCAGTATTCGCGGTCGCTGGCTGCGATGTTGCTACGGTCGACGCAACTCCACCCGCGGCGCCAACCTCGACCCACTGACCCGACGTTCCGTCGTCGTAGTAGAGATACGTTCTGCCGGTGTCTGATTCAAACCAAAGATCGCCGTTCGTGGGGCTGCTAGGCGCCGTATCAGATGTTGTCATCGCAACAACGCTGTCGCCAATGACCTCGATCCATTGCGCTGAACTTCCGTCGTTGTAGTAGACGAGAAGAGCGCTAGTAGTGGAGTCGTACCACAGCGTGCCGTTATCAGGAGCAGAGGGTGCTGTGTCTGAGACTTCTACGTACGCTGCCGCGCTCGCGGCGGCGCCAACCTCGACCCATTGACTTGACGTTCCGTCAGTGTAGTAAACATACGTTTTTCCGGTGTCAGACTCAAACCACATGTCGCCATTGCTTGGCGTAGACGGTGGAGTGTCTGAAACTGTCATCGCTACAACACTTGAGCCACCGACCTCAACCCACTGCTGAGTGTCACCGTCGTCGTAGTAGACGAACATGGAGCCGGTGTCGGACTCGTACCACAGATCGCCTGAAGACGGTGACGATGGCGCTCCGTCTGAGACAGTTACAGAAGCGCCACCGCCGCCGGTAACTTGCTGCCAGGTCGACCCAGATCTAAAGTATAGAAGATCGTTTGTAGTGTCAACTGCGATCGCGCCGTCAGCAATTGTCGCGGTTGGAGTGCCTGCTGTAGTGAGAGTGACTACCCCATTTGTGCCAGTGACTGTGTTGAACGTGACGTCGTCCGAAGCTGCAACAGCCTGCCCAATTGCCACAGTTGGCGTCGCACCTTCGCCAGTGTTATTTGAAAGAGTGACACCCGTGCCCGCGACAAGGCTTTCTACGTAGTCACCGGTGGTGTCGGTACCGAGATCGATCGCGTCCGGGACCCAATCTGTTCCATTGAACTTTAGGAAGTCGCCGGTTGTCGGACTGGTTGTGAAGTTGACGCCACCAACATCCCCGATGGACAACGGGAAGTTGACCCATTCTGCGCCGTCGTAATAAACGACATCGCCTTGTGCTGGGGTGACGATTGTGAAGTTAACGTCGCCGAGATCGCCGAGGTCGTGGTTAGAAATGTCCGATACAGTTCCGGTTACTGCACCGATAAACGTTGCGTCAGTGCCGTTGGTTCCGTTGTCTAAAACTTTGGATGTTCCGTTGCTTGCGTAAACATCACCAGTGATGCTTCCAGTTAGATCTGCGGAAACATGTCCGAAGGTGACACTCGCACCCGTCCCAACATCCTGACCGATGTAGATCGTTGGTGTCGCGCCCTCTCCAGTGTTGTTGAGTAGCGACACTCCGGTCCCGGCAACCAGCGACTCCACGTAATCGCCTGTGGTGTCAGTACCTAAGGCTACGGAGTCTGCCTGAATAGTTGTTGATATTGAAACGTTTGCCGAACCGTCAAATGACACCGACCCGACGACATCGCCAGATAGACTGATAGTTCTTGATGTGGAAAGAGTGTTCGCAGAGTCTGCGGTTCCTGTAAGATTTCCTTCAACATTCGCTACAAGATCTGCCACGGAGTAGCCGGAAGCTCCAGTGTCGACTGTACTCGTCGGCGCGCTCTGTGAATCTTTAAATAGTTTGAACTTTCCGTCGGTTGCGTCTCGGAAAAGACCGGCGTAGAGATCTTGTGATCCGCTTGTGTCGTAGAGACCATAAAAACCGATGTCTACAACGTCAGCGGTGTTGTTTCCGCTCGCTAAGATAATCAGTGGATCTTCTACAGAAAGAGTAGCGGTGTCTACTGTCGTGGTGCTGCCGCTGACAGTAAGGTTGCCGCTAACAGTGACGTCGCTAAATGTGACACTATCAGTCGTGCCGACGGCTTGACCTATTTCTATGGTTGGAGTTGCGCCTTCGCCGCTGTTGTTGCTGAGAGTTATTCCAGTGCCGGCTACAAGAGACTCAACATAGTCGCCGATTGTGTCCGTACCCAAAGTGATATCGTTCGGGATGTCGTTTGTTCTACCTGCACCAAGAACAAGTAGCTCACCCGTTGAAGAATCTGTTCTGACTACTCTTGCAATCGCCTGAACCAGATCGGAAGAAGACGTTGGACGTGTGGATGTTAGTCCGCCGCCTGGCGCTACGTACAGTGTGGTATTCACCGCGTATGCGCTGGTGTTCAGGCCTCCAACTACACCCAGAACAGTAGCATGTCCTTCAGCGTTGTTTGCAAGGGCTACTTGTGTGATGCCAAGTGCTGGCATTGTTGAAGACGTTGAAGCATCCGAAGGTGAAACCTCAGTTGCTCCGGATGCACCAACAGAACCTGTAGCATAGACAGGTGTTCCAGCAGCTATAGTCGAACCCGACGTATTCTTGACGTGTATATAGACTGAGCCGGCGATATTGCCATGGATGTGATTCGCAGTTAGTATACCGTCAACTTCTGCGTCTTGTGAGATAAACGCATTGCCAGTTACGTCTAATGCGACTGTTGGTGTTGTTGTTCCAATACCGACACGGTTGTTCGCGCTGTCTACGTAGAGAGTGTCAGTGTCTACTGTAAGATCGCCAGAAATTGTTAATTCTGTGGCTGTCCTTGTGCCGTCAGCCAGCAAATAAATTGTGTGATCGTCGTCGCCAAGACCTGCTAATGTTCCGTGGTCTGTGCCAGTTCCTGACACCTGAACCCACGAGCTGCCAGATCTAAAGTACAGGATGTCGTTTGTCGTGTCAACAGCAAGTGCGCCATCTGCAATTGTCGCTGTTGGAGTTCCGGCTGTAGTAAGAGTAATTACGCCAGCCGCAGCTTCGAACGTGTCGTCAGTCTTTAGAGCGTTTGATGCGTCTCTGTAGAGGTTTACATCTCCGGCAGAAGATCCAGTGCCCCAGACAATTCTACCACCGGCTTCGATCTTAAAACGATCGTTTGTGTCGCCACTAAGAGATACCGCTATTGAGTCGGAGGACGCTGAAGATAAATCACGTATCGTGATAGGGGTGGTAAATTTCTGAGCCACGACTCAGTTCCTCCGTAAGGGCCTCGACCCTTATATGTTAGCCAGTTACAACTACGCGGTACGTGTTAGTAGCCGGTGCTGAAGCAAATGTAATAACAACGTCGTTGATTGAGTTTCTATCAACGTCGGCAAAGACTGTTTGGTCATTTGCAATCTCGTACACTTGCACTACGACGTCTTTTGTTCCGAAGTTGTGCTGGACTGTGTACGAAACGTTTGAACCGTCTCCAATTGTCTGCGCAGAAATTCTGGCAAGAGTTGGAGTACTTGTTGTTAGCCCGCTCGTCGAGGTGTCAGCTAAATTGTCGCGAGCATCTGCGGCAGTACTTGCTCCGGTACCGCCGTGAGCAACGGCAACGTCTGTGGCCTCCCAGGTACCGGTCGCAATAGTTCCGAGTGTCGTAATGCTCGACTGTCCAACATACGTAGATGCAATGTCTACGGCATCAGCTGTGACAGTGATTCTGTTCGCCGTTCCACCAACAGCAAGAGCCGAGCCGCCGCCGCCAGTTAGACCGTCGCCGGCGACTGAAGCGTTGAGATGACTCTCGTCAATGCCGGCTGCCTTGACTTGAAGCGTGTCAGTGACAATCTCGATAGTCGAGTCATCAACGTTGACACTGAAGTCGCCGCCCGTAAGATCAAGACCAGGACCAGCAGTGTATGTGCCAGCTCCTGAGAATTGAGCAAACGCAAGAGCGGTAGTCCCAAGAGTGATTGTCTCGTTAGTTGTAAGAACCCAGCCGGTGTCAGCGTACGTATCGCCTTCTTCAACGAAGGTGAACATCCCAGCGGTTACGTCATCGTTTGAGTTCGCGTCATCTGCGCGGACGGCAGCGCCTGAGGCCTGAACAACGTAGATACCGTTTTCTGCGCCTGATGCCTGGTTCTTAACAAGAACTCTGTCGCCAGCGACAAGAGTAATGTTGTCGACAGAATCTCCAGCCTCGAGATCTGTTGTGATGCTAAGAGCGCCGGTTGTAGCTACACGTACAGACTGCTTAACGTCTAGCCCCTGGCTTACACCGTCAACGTATCCTTTTGTTGCAGCATCCGACGCGTTTGTCGGTGTTGCAAGATTTGTTATTTTCTGATTGTTGACGTCAAGATCGCCAGTGTTTGCTGCAATTGCGGCAATTACTCTAGCGTCTGTAAAGTAAAGATTGGATCCTTCAGTAAGATCGCCGGTATCGTGATTGCTGATATCCGATACTTGACCGGTGACATTTCCAGTGAGGTTGCCGCTGAACGTCGCGGTGATTGTTCCGGCGGCAAAGTTACCTGACCCGTCGCGAAGTACTAAGTAGTCGGCAATATTTGAAGAAGAAGCGTCTAGGCTGAGATCTATTGTATTTCCACTTGTCGAAGCATTGAGCTGCGTTGTAGTGGAAGATACGTTATGAATCAACGACACCCAGGCGCCGTCTGCGTAGACTCGAAGGGCGTCTAGCGTGGAATCGTAGTAGATTCTACCCTCGTAGGATACACCAGCGCCTGGCGCAGAAGCAAGAACCTCAAAACGACCATCAATAATCTGATTCTGATTGAGGTCAATACTTGTAAGGAATTGATTAGCCATTCCAGGCTCCTATTGGCTATGTGAGGTACGCGTAACCGGCAAATGGTGCGCTAAAAGAAACGACCACTTCTGTAGTACTACTATAACTTATTTCGCCATAAACGAGTGTGCCGGCAGTGTCCACTACACTTACAGCAGGGTAGCCGCTAAGATCGTGTGTAATTGTCCAAGTAGAAGATGGAGATATCTGCGAATGAATGTGCCTTCTCGTATCCCCGGGACTGTACAGCGGCGTAGGGGGCCAAGATCCGTCCGCCTTAGGGCCGTACAGATCTCCCGTAGTTGTGTCAATGTAGATATCGTCGTCGAAACCTACAAGATTTGATGGAGCGCCAGAGCCCGTGACTATCCCTGGGCCTCTTGGCCCCACCGGGCCTCTAAGACCTGAAGTAGAACTTGATCCACCTGGAGTGTAACCTTCGTCGCCACTTATATCTGTGTTTAGATCAACAGAAGATCCGTCGCCATATGGCAGATACGCATAGAATTTTCTTGGCTTTACACCAAAAAGACGAACCTGAACTTCGTAAGTCCAGTTGCTAGGTACTAATGCATCATTGTCTGTGGTCGGAAGATCTATGCTAAAGGAGCCATTTGAGTTTAGTACGGCAGTTAGAGAGTCTTCTATAACTATAGAATCTTCAATATCGACAACTCGTGTCGTCGGCGTGAATGTCACGCGCCCGCGTGCCGCAGACCCGACACCAGTTAGATACGTGCCTGTGACAGTTCTAGTAAGTACGTCTGCTGGCCAGGCCACATCGTTTCTCCAGGTCTAGGTGTCCTTAGATATCCTATCAAAGGCGTCAAGCTGCGAGAAAGAAAAACTGCTTATCAATCAAGCCACACAACGTATTCTGCGGTAACCCTAGCCTTGTCTGGGTCAACAAAATGAAGCCGCTGAGACGGCTTTCCAACTGCTGCGACAAATTCTCTGGCGTACTCGTTGTGAGATTCTGGTGAACCTGACACGAATACCCGTCCACCATTTGACATTGTCAACGACATTGGAGTATGCCAGTGGCCCATGTAGACATCTTGGAATTCGTCGATGACGCCAGTTGCCCACGCGTTGGCCTTTCTCAGAATACCGAAGGCTGGTGTATTGCCACCGAATGATTTGATCTCGTCGCCATGCACTAGAAGCGCGCGATAGTTACCAATCTCGACGATCTGAAACCAGTCACCAGACATCTGCCATGTCACATTTTTCAGATCCTTAGTTCTGTCTTGGGCGATCCGATACGTCATAGCGTCAATATTGTCGCCGGCCGGCAGCTCGCCGCGGCGGCCTAGACGCCCGTGGTTTCCGTATTCGCAGACAACGTGAACCTTCTCAAAGAAACCCGCTAAAGTTCTTACTAATGATTCTTCAATTGCAACTGTTTCGAAGAGTTGCTCAAAAAGATGCGCTTCAACCTCCCAGGCCTGGCCCGGGAAGATCGTGATGCCTTCGACCATGTCGCCGCCAAACATAAGAACACATTCCTTCACTGGGTGATGAGTTCTTTGTAGAGTCGTGAGCTCGAGGACCTTTTCTGCGAACTGCTCCATTCTTTGAGCGCACGTCGCCATTCCGTAGCTCACTGTCTTCTTACCGTTTTGCCAGTCTGTCGCGTGCACAAGTGCAACCTCTGCTCGAGACTTTCTACTATCCTTTGGTGGCGCGCTTACAGCGTACTTAGACCCGCGGCCTACAGCAGTTGCAGAGTCCTTCGCGGCTCTGTACACGGCCTCGACGATCTCTTCGCTCTTTCGCTTTGCCTTGTACTCGGCTTGCTGCGCTCTTTTCAGAGCTTTTCGAAGCTCGATAATTTCGTCTTCGGCGTTGATATCGTCAGAGAGACTCATCGATCTTTGTCACCAATTCTCCGCGTCGATAGCGGGTAATGACGTGCACAGCAAGTTTGTGCCCGCGTTTTGCCATTGCTCTTGAAATGTTTGATGCCGGTATGCTATGATCATTTAGCGCCTCAATAAGATCTTTTCTGTCTGTCTTATCGAGATGATCTAGGATTTCTACTATTCGTGACTTGCTTCCTTTCACGACGTTAGACTCCTGTATCTCATCAAAAAGCTTTCCCATGTACTACCTCGCTGAAGGTGCTGACTATTTAGCACTATGTACTAAATGATGTACAGAACAATATCACAATCTCTCTGCACACACTGTGATATAGTTAGAAGTATTCCCACTTTTTTGAGTTCGTCAGGTCTTGAGTCGAAGAAATGTGTATAGTGTCCAAGCAGTCAGCCACCGAAGACCGTCAGTCTTCTAACAACATCTTGTCGTCGCAGGGAATGTGTAAGTCATTTGATCTCTCACTAAACAGAATCGTACGCCCGCAGTGAGCACGTGGGCAGACGCAGAGGGCCGTCTTGGGCCGGCAGCCTCGTGGTACGCCGCGCAGGGTTGGCACGTCATGCCATGCTATGGCATTGACAACGGCCGATGCACGTGCGGCGGCACACACCCTGAGCCAAAAGACGTCGGAAAGCATCCGAGCATTCCGGAGTGGAATCTTCATGCGACGAGCGACGTCTCCATAGTAGACGAGTGGTGGACAAAGTCACCGCAGAATAACGTCAGCGTCTTTTGCAAGCCAAGCGGTTTCTTTGTTATCGACATCGACCCTCGCTCTGGTGGACCTGACTCGTTTGAGAAGTTTGAAGCTCTGGTCGATGGAGCGCTTCCTCCGACGGTAGAGGCGATCACTGGCGAGTACTCTATGAACGGGCGCTCAGTTCGTGGCCGACATCTCTTCTACAAGTGCGATCAGTCCGAAGGACTTGTTGGCAATCTAAAAAAGTCTGGGCTTGGTGGAATTGATATCAAGCACAATGGCTATGTGCTTATCGCACCGTCTCGTCACTTCTCTGGAGTGTGCTACGACTGGGCGCCGGGCAAGGCTCCATGGGAAATTGAAATAGCAGAGGCGCCTGAAGAACTACTTGCATCTCTTCGCAAGAGGTCGAAGAGATTGGAGACAGCACTTGCTGAGGGCGAGTGGGGTTTTCTTGACGGGCTAGAGTTTGCCGGTGAGAGAGTAGATGTTGATCGCCTTCTTGACGAAGGTATCGACGAAGGATCGCGCGCTGTAGATATCTACGCTATGGCGTGCGCTCTTGCGAACAAGTTTCCAGTAAATACTGAAGCCGGTCGTTTGGCTGTTGAAACAATGATGATTCGTTTCAACGCAGAGAAGGTGCGGCCACCACTTGAGCTCGAGGGCTCCGGCGGACTTCTTATGCACGTGCGTCGCGCTATTGATTTTGTTGTCAACAACCCTAAGACTGAAAAGCTTTGGCCGGGTCTACAGGAATGGGCAAATAAATCGCAGGAGGAGAGTCGTGCGAGCGTTGGAGATAAGAAAGAATCGGCAACGCAGAAAAGCTCGAGTGCTCCCTCTGCTGATGACGTACATCTACCTGGCACTATCTCTGGCAGTGTATACAGTGCCATTAAAGACGGCGATTCGATTGCCGACGCGTCTAGCATCTCAAATATCGACGTACCACAAGACCCTGACGCGCTTGGGGCAGGGGAAGGCGGGGAGCCTGGAAAGCGTACCCTCTCAGATACTGGCAATGGACGACGTCTCGTGGATTCGTTTGGTGCTGCTATTCGGTACACTCCGGGACTAGGCTGGTTCCACTGGGACGGCGGATACTGGAAGCCAGACGCAGAAAATCTTGAGATGCGCGAGCTGTCTAAGAAGCTTGCGCCGATCATCGCTAGCGAGGTGACGCACTACCTCGACGATGCTGACAAACAGTCTGAGGTAATTCGCTGGGCGCAACAGGCAAAGTCAAACGCTCGTATCAGCGGCGCGATTGAAAGCGCCAACTCCGACCCAAGAATTCTCATCCCAGTCGAGTCATGGGACAGTGACGAAACTCTTCTTGGAGTAGCGAACGGTGTCATCGACCTGAGAACGGGCGAGCTTCTTCGCGGTCGACCAGATCTCTACATCACGAGACGTGCGCCAGTTGCGTACAACCCGGGGATTCGGAATATTCGCTGGGAGCAATTCCTTGACTTTGCTACAGGCGGCGACAAGGAACTTCAAGAGTGGTTGCAAAAAGCTGCCGGATACTCGTTGACAGGTCTTCGTACTCACGACATCATGTTCTTAGTGTACGGACCTCCAGGCTCTGGTAAGAACACTCTTGTCGAAGCGCTTGTGAAAGCGATGGGAACGTCACAATACGCGTGGCCACTTGACTCGAGCATTCTTGCGCAGGGTGACGGACAGGCGCACGGATCAGATCTGTATCACTGGGCAGAGCTTCGCGGTCGTCGTCTTGTTTGGGTTGACGAGCTCCCTGAAACTGAGAGAATGAAAGAAAACTCAGTCAAGAAGCTCACCGGTTCTTCTGAGATCTCGGCTCGCTCTCCTGGAGAAAAGCCATTCACGTTCCAGTCGCGTGCAAAGCTTTGGGTCACTACAAACCACAGACCAGTCATCACCGATGACGCGATGTGGAGACGCATCAGACCAGTGCCTCTGACAAAAGTCCCTGAGAACCCGGACCCTGATTTGAAGCACTACATCTTCGACCCAGAAGGCGCGCTGCCGGCTGTGCTGTCGTGGGCTGTTGAAGGCGCGATCAAACTTCTTGGGTCGAGCGCAAGAGACTCTCTTGGTTGGTGTAAGGCTGTCACAGAAGCTGCTGACATCTACCGCAAGAACGAAGATCGTATCGGATTCTTTCTCCTTGAAGAGACTAAGGAGACCGAAGGCGGTTCAGTGCCAATTAAGTCGCTGTACGCAATTTACCGAGTCTGGAGTGAGGAACGAGGCGAGAAGCCGATGACTCAGATCGCGTTTCAACGTAAGTTGTCAGAGCGTGGGATCGAGATCAACGGCTTCGGTTCTAGAGCCGAGATTCTTGGAATGATGCTAATGCCACGAACGGTCGCCTCGACTGAGGTTGATTGGTCCGTTGCTACAAGATTCGCGAGATAACATTTACCAATAGGATTATGGTACAATGTAATTGTACACAGATCGACGACGCTTTGGGAGAGAGCGACGTCATTCGGGGTCGGGATTGAGCTGCTCTTGGCTGACGGGCAGCTCTCCCGGCCCCGATATTTTTTCTTCAAGAAGATAAGCTCGGCGTACAGATGATGCGTGCCAGGTCTTTTCAAACGGAGTTTCTACACCGTCTGTGTTGAGCTTCTGTGCAATCTTATGATACGACATGCCAGTAGATCGAAGTTGGTCGATTGTTTCAAGCGTGCTATCTGAGATAATTCGCTTTGGACCTTTGTCAACACCCCAGACGATACCTTTCTCTCGTCGATCACGATGAACGTCCTTCTGGCGCTCGGCGATGATCGCGCGTTCCATTTCTGCTAGCGCGCTCATTATCGTGACGACAAAACGTCCCTGGTACGTAGACGTGTCAAGGTTGAGGTCGAGAAGAACTACTCTCCAGTCAAATTTACTGGCTCTGTCGATTATGCTGAGAAAGTCCTTTGTTGATCGAGCAAGTCTGTCAATTCTAGTGACAAAGAGTGCGCCGGCGGTGCCAGCGTCAAGTCGCTCTAGAGCTTCTTTCAAAACCGGCCGGCCGGAGATCGACTTGCCTGAGCGACCCTCTTCGCGGAGGATCTCATATCGTGTGAACCCGGCAAGTTCCGCTGCTCGAACAAGATCACGCTCTTGCGCGTCCAATGAGATACCGTCTGACGCCTGGATGCTGGTTGAGACCCGAGCGTATAGTAAAGCGAGGTCCTTATCTTTCATGGAAGTCACGGCACTTTGTACAATGTGAGATGTAAACCTTTTTGGTTAAAGGTGTATGTTCTAACCCTATCATACCCTTGATTTCTGAGCCTGTGTAACACAAAGCCATGAAAAGCAAGGGTCATACGGACTTATACCAATGATATGGCCTAAAATGGTCAAAAGTGCCGATTTTCAGCCGTCCTTATGATAGAAAAGGAAGAAGAGGACGAAACTATGAAAAATGACAAAGCAATCGTCTTTATCACCGACGATATGTACATTGACTACCTGCCTGTCGCTCTTGTTGATGCGTGGGAGGCCTGTGATGGCAAGGTGCCAATCTACGTCATCTTTGAGGGTGGGACGAAGGTAAAGAACATCGACAAGATCGGCGATGTTGCAGAAAAATACGGAATTGACATGAGAACGTCAGTTCTGCCTATGAAGCACGTAGATGAGTTAAAGAGGTTTTGGCAGGACCCGGACGAGCCTGACATTTCTGCATTTCAGTACGCAAAGTGTCTTCTGAACGAGGCTCTGCCAAAACACATCAAATACGCGTACTACCTAGATATTGACATTTTGATCATGAGGCGGTTTCCCGACTTTTTGAGTATCGAGCCAGAGCAGACGATCGCCGTGGTAGATCAGAATCAGCCAAACGAGGCAGAGAGGCTTCTCGGAACACCAGGCAGATACTTCAGCACTGGCGTGATGATTGTGAACCTCGAGCGCTGGAGAAAAACCGGCGTGACAGCAAAATTGAAGAAGATCGTCAAAGAGAGGTCGGATGAGCTTCTTAACGGCGCGCAGGACGCGCTGTTTCTCGCTCTTCACTACGACTGGGACGAGCTGCCTCTGATTTACAACTTCTACCTCATGCCAGACAATCCGTACGTGAAGAACACGAAATCTTATGACTGGGACCCGGCTGAGATCAAACCGGTAATCGTTCACTACTGTGGGCCATGGAAACCATGGAACGGAGACCGCAGAGCGAACACGTACCGCATGTGGCGTGACAAACGCAAAAAGATTTAGGCCATCTGACCAGGGACTTTGCGTCTAAGTGGTCGTTGATGTAATCTAAGTGAAATCTTTGTGGTATAGTAGCTCATACTTCTCCCTACACTCTCCCGGGATGAGAGGAGCACCAAATGAAACAGAACGGTTCACTACTACCTCTACTAAGTTTAGCGGCGGTCGCGCTGGTCGGAATCTCTACGCTCGAGGAAATCGTCGAGGCACGAGAGGCGGCAGAGTTCGCCGACAGCGAGGACTACCGTAGGATGCTGAGACACGATTTTCCGAGCGTCCCTATGAATGATGAGGCGGCGGAGGAAGAGGAAGCGCCTACACCTGTGCGCTCGGTTGAGATTCGACCACCTGAGTCTTACGGCGATGAACGTCGCCAGCAAATGCCAGCGTGGGAGCCAGATCCTCTACCGCCGTACAGATCAAATTCTCCAGACTGGAGATGCGACGAGTGGATGGACCTGGCCCGAGAGGTCGGGTGGTCAGAAGATC